ACCAGAATGGCGGCGGAGCATCCACATTGATATCTAAAGCTAGTTCCGAGTATTCGGTAAATGAACGAAAGCAGCCAGTTGCCAGAAAATCAAAGCATGGTGAAGCCGGTATTGACCCAAACACTGGTGAATGGATATTTGAAGAGACTGGACGAACTTATCAGGTTGCTTATGTAAAAAAGATATTTACAGATCCGGAAACCGGAAAAACTAGACAAAAAACAGAAAAGATATCTTACTATCCTGGCAAAAAAGTGGACGGCGAGATAACTCGAATCGTTGACGTGCCGGCTCAGCAAAGTTCGACATGGATGGCGGAAACCAAAGATGCATTTACATTGTCATCCGGCACGAAAATGGAAACGGTTTATGCAACTCACGCTAATAAAATGAAAGCATTGGCAAATCAAGCACGAAAAGAAGCTATTGATATTCAAATGCCGAAGATTAATCCTAGTGCAAAAGAAACATATCAAGAAGAATACGCTTCTTTAATGTCGAAATTGAATACGGCGAGAAAGAATAAGCCTTTAGAAAGGCAGGCAATAGCCAGAGCCAATTATATTATTAAAGAAAAGAAGGCTGCAAACCCAAATTTGAAGAACGACAAGGATGCGATGAAAAAAATCCGTACTCAAGCACTGAATGAGGCACGATATGAAGTTGGGTCTAAAAGCCGAAAAGAACGTGGCATTGATATTTCGGACAAAGAATGGGAAGCAATTCAAGCTGGAGCAATAAGTGCTAATAGGTTAAAACAGATTATTGATAATGCTGATGAAAAGCGGCTAAGACAATTGGCCACACCAAGGCAGAAACGCGTGATATCTGAGGCAAAGCAAGCTAAGATTCGAAACATGAAAAACAAGAATTATTCCATTGCTGACATTGCAGACGCCATCGGTGTTTCTCCGTCTACAGTTTTGGAATACATTAATGACTGAGGAGGTATAAAATGCCAAAAGAATCAATGATTACAACTATTGATAATCCGTGGAATTACTTTACTCAGTATGACGACTGGGAAAAGTTCGATTCCGAGCATGGGTATTGCACTTGGAACTATATAGCCAGAGTCGCGAATGTATCGATTGACATGCCTGAGGAAATGGCCGAGCAAATAATCGATAAAACAATGGAAGAAATAGTTCGAATCAATTCTGGTTTGTACAAGTTTGTCTATAAAGAGTGACTCAGAGACTTGAAACATCATTAATCTAGCCAAATACTAGTTTATTGATATTCTCGTTCAAAAGGTACCCATTAAAAGAGGCTGAAATAGGCCTCTTTAAGTAGCCTTTAAAACATCATTAATCTAGCCAAATACTAGTTTATTGATATTCTCGTTCAAAAGGTACCCATTAAAAGAGGCTGAAATAGGCCTTTTTAGACAACCTGTTTAAAAACCCTAGAAGATTAGATAGATAGTTGTATGCCAACTTATTGATATTTTCATTTAGAGATACCATTTAATTTGTAAAATCGGAGTTTTCTAAGACAGGCCACTTAAATGAATCAAGTTTTACTTCACCATAAAAGCCTGTCTTAGAGACTCGAAACATCATTAATTTGGCTAAATACTAGTTTATTGATATTTTCGTTTAAAAGACACCTATTAAAAGAGGCTAAAATAGGTCTTTTTAAGTAGCCTTTAAAACATCATTAATTTGGCTAAATACTAGTTTATTGATATTTTCGTTTAAAAGACACCTATTAAAAGAGGCTGAAATAGGCCTTTTTAAGTAATCTTTAAAACATCATTAATCTAGCTAAATACCAGTTTATTGATATTCTCGTTTAAAAGGTACCTATTAAAAGAGGCTGAAATAGGCCTCTTTAAACAACCTGCTTCAAAACCATAAAAGATTAAAAAGACAATGGCATGCCAATTTATTGATATTTTTGTTTAAAAGTATGCACTAAAAATTGGTTGTTTTTATACGTTTTAATAACTGATTAAAAAGCTTTTATACAAATACTTATTCTAAGCGATTTGTATAAACAATTTTTTTAAAAAATTAAAAAAAAAGAATTAAAAAAATAAAAAATTAATAAAAAATTAATAAAAAAATTAAAAAAGAATATCTTAAGTTATACATGCATGATAGTTTTTAAGCCATACGGGGGGGGGTCCTCGCGGAGCATACCCCCCTCTCGATCGCGCCGGTCTTAAAAAAACCTCCGGTGGATATTTTTGCCAAAACAATTCTATTCCTTCCCGGTGGGATATGGGGTGTTTTTCTGTCTGTCTCCTTTCCTATTCACGCTAAGTCTCCTTGTTCTGCATAATAACGGGTATTTGCCGCCCATATCTCACTAGGAAAGAATAGAAAGTGCACTAAAAGGCATGCTATGAACACAATAAGTCGAAAGGAAGTGAGCCGTGTAATGGCTAAACAGTTAAAGAAGTCTGGCTCAGATTCCAGAAGGCCAGCAGTTTCGGTGGAAGATCGTGAGAATCAATTGATAGCAGCCGCTGTTAACTTGGCTGAGCAGCAGATATTAGACGGCACAGCATCCGCCCAGGTGATTGTGCACTTTTTAAAGCTTGGCACAACTAAGGAAAAGCTCGAAAAAGAGAAGCTTATAACTGAGAATGAGCTTTTGAAAGCAAAGATTGAGAATCTTGAGACTGCAAAACGAACAGAAGAAATGTATATGCATGCGATTGACGCTATGCGTAAGTATTCTGGTGGAGATGATGAGAAGTAGGAGTAGTATTCGGACGTACAGTGAACTTTCTCGTCTTAAAACATTCGAAGAACGTTTTAATTACTTACGAGAATCGCAGGTAGTTGGCGAATCGATATTTGGCAGTCATCGTTGGCTGAATCAGTCATTCTATAACTCATATGAGTGGCGCACTAGTATACGTAATATGGTTATAGTACGCGATAACGGATGCGATTTAGGTGTTCCTGGAAAAGAGATTATTCTCCCAGATAGGATTTACATTCACCATATTAATCCACTTAGTATCGAAGATCTCGAAGATATGAACGAACTTGTTACCGATCCCGAATACCTGATATGCTGCAGTTTTAATACACATCAGGCTATTCACTATGGAGATTCGTCATTACTAAGTAAGCCGGTTACAGAACGTAAACCAAATGACACATGTCCTTGGAAACTTTAGGGGGTATTTATGGAAGAAAGCATTTTAAGGTCCATTCGATCAATGATTGGTCCAAGTGCAGATTATAGCATTTTCGATACTGATCTAATTTTTTGGATTAACTCTGCGTTTTCTACTTTATACCAGCTTGGTATTGGCGTAGACAAAGACCATGCGTTTTTCATTAATGATGAGAACTCAACATGGGCTGACTTTATTGGCGACGATGCTAATTCGTCAAGATTAAATCTCGTAAAGACATACATCTATATGAAGGTCAAAATGGGTTTTGATCCGCCGGCGTCTTCACAGGTCGTGGAATCTATGAAAACTCTGTGCGAAGAGTACGAGTACCGCATGAAAATGGCTGAAGAACTTCCTGTGCTTGGCGGAATTTCGCCAAAGTATAGAGCCGATGATTATTACTACGATGAAAAACAGAAGGCTTGGGTCGATGGAGAATGAGCTATGTTTTCTTCAATGCCAATCCAATGAACAATCTAGTGATTGACTGCACGGTGAGAGCTATTTCAAATGCTATGCATATTTCTTGGGATGATGCGTACATTGGGCTAACAATGCAGGGTTTCGTGATGAAAGACATGCCATCATCGAATCGTGTATGGGGAGCATATCTCAAAGCCCATGGCTTTAGAAGAAATGCAATACCAAATACTTGTCCCGATTGCTATTCGGTTTCTCAGTTTTGCTCTGATCATCCGGTCGGAACGTATTTGCTAGGAACTGGCTCACATGTTGTTTCGGTTATCGATGGCGATTATTACGATACATGGGACTCTGGAGATGAAGTCCCTATTTATTATTGGGAGAGGGGTGACCGTTAATGGCTTACTACAACAATTCTTATCCTTATGGGTACAATCCAGGAGTTCCGCTACAGACGTATACTGGAGGAAATTATACATCTCCATACTCAAACAGTCCTACGATGAACTATAACCCTGTAAACCAACTCGGAATGGCGTCACAGCCAAGTTACGACCCATCAATGAACGATAGTATTAATTGGGTTCAGGGAGAAGCAGGAGCATCAGCGTATCCGATTGCAAGAGGAGCAACGGTTCTTCTTATGGATGCTAATCCGAATTCAAACCGATTCTACATTAAGCGGTCCGATCCAGCTACAGGAAGACCTCTTCCACTCGAGAAATACAGATTCGAACGCGTTAACGAAAATCAAAATGAAGGTTTTGCAACGCTCCCAATGTCTAACTTTTCTCAAGATCAGCCTATAGAGTATGTACCGAAGACAGAATTTGACACGCTCAAAGAAGAACTCGATCGTCTTAAGAAGACAATCGATGAATTGACGAAGTGAGTTGATTGCAATGTTTGACAATCCATTTAGCATATTTAGTAATTTTCAGCAATTTCAGCAGCAATTTGCCCAATTTGCACAAACCTTTCAGCAAAGTGGAACAAATCCACAGCAGGCGGTTCAGCAACTTATGCAGAATGGGCAAATGACGCAACAGCAGTTTAACCAGTACAGTCAGATTGCGAACATGATTACTGGTAAACGGCAGTTCTAAAGTATAGGAGGATTTAAAGTATTATGTCTCTTTACGACAATGGTTCGAACGGCAGTATGGTTATGCCTGTTTCGCCAATGGCCGGAGGCTACGGTAACGGTCTTGGTTTTGGTGATGGCGCTTGGTGGCTCATTATTCTTTTCCTGTTCGCGTTTACAAACAACGGATTTGGAAATGGCTTCAGCAGAGGCGGAGGTCCTGGCGATGTTCAGAGGGGCTTCGACCAGAGCGCTGTGATGAATGGCATTTCCGGTCTTTCGAACAGCCTTGCGAATGCCGAGGTGTCAAGGTGTAATTCACAGGCCAATATTCTGCAGGCAATTAATACAACAGCGGCCGCACAGATGGCTGCAACTAACAATATTGGCATGAGTCTTCAGAATTGTTGTTGTGAAAATCGTGCTGGTGTTGCAGATCTTAAGTATACTGTTGCAACAGAAGCTTGTGCAGATAGAGCCGCAGTAACAAATGCACTTCGCGATGTTATCGCTTCTAATACAGCCAATACGCAGGCTATTCTTGATAAGATGTGCCAGCAGGAAATGGATGCACTTAAGACACAGAATGCAAATCTTCAGACGCAGCTTAATATGGCTAATCTTGCGGCTTCTCAGAATGCTCAGACAGCAAAGATTCTGCAGGATAATGCCGCACAGACGATGGCCCTTGAGCAGTATCTGAATCCGGCACCGATTCCTGCATATATGGTACAGAATCCGAATTGCTGTGGCAATTTCTTTAACGGTTGCGGATGCGGCAACTGATCCGGAGGTGGCATAATGGCTGAATACAGTGCTGATGCCGTTCAGATTGTTAATCCGGGAGAGTCGATTGTTTTCACAGATACTCCAGTGCCGTGCAGAAGAGGCTTTGTAAAGCATCGGGAAGGATCTGGAAATTTTTTGCTTAGCGGCTGGACTCCAACCGGTCGCTGCGGATGCTCTAAAACGGCTAATTATTTAGTGGATTTTGGAGCAAATATTTCCATTCCAGAAGGTGGAACTGTTGGTGCTATTTCTGTGGCAATCGCTCTTGATGGGACAACTCTTCCGGCTACTCAGATGATTGTTACTCCGGCGGCTGTTGATGAGTATTTCAATGTTAGCAGAGCTTCTAACATTGACGTTTGGCGCGGATGCTGTGAAACCGTAACAATTAGGAATACTAGTGATCAGCCGATTCAGGTCAGTAATGCTAATGTTCTATTTAGTAGACCAGACCTTTCGGTGACGTATTAGGAGGCTGTTTATGAAAGAGGAACTTTATAAAGAGCTTGACGATTTACAGGATCTTGTTGCTAAAGAGATTAAAAAGATTAATACAAAGGGCGATTTAACCCCTGTCGAATTAAAGAATGCCACTGACGCTATGTGTCTTCTTGATAAGATTCAGAAAATTCAAAATGATGGTGATTATTCGAACACTAACGTCAGTTACAGGAGAATGCGCAATATGAATACCGGACGATACATGGAACATCGATCCAACGATTATAGCCATCATAGTATTCATGATCGAATGATTGCCGCTCTTGAAGAACTTATGGATAGGGCCGAGTCTGACTATGATAGAGAAGTGATTAGCAATGGCATTCGAATGATCAGACAGTACGAATACTGATAGAGATTGAAAAGAGGGGCTTGCAAAAGCTTCCTCTTTTCTTTTGATTAGGAGAAATACCATGGCCAATAACGAACTTTATTATAGTAATTTCACATATTCAAACGAACTTTACCACCATGGCATAAAAGGTCAGCAGTGGGGCGTTCGCAGATACCAAAATGAAGATGGCACCTATACTTCTATCGGAAAAGAACGTCGTAGAGGTAATTTCTTCAAAGAAACGAATGGAATAAGTGATTCAACAAAAAACAAATTAAAGACGGCGGCTAAAATCGGCGCCGTACTTGCAGTAACAGCAGGTGTTGCTACATACGCCGCAAAGAATCCAGAAATGATTAAGAAAGTGGCCGGCTATGTGTACGACAATAAAGATGTGCCAGTTAGCATGATTGCCAAAGCCGGCTCTTCTGCAGCTCGAATCGCTGCTAATGGCGCAAAGTCAGCGAACAAATTTCTTCATGATCATAAAGATGATATTGTCGGAGCTGTGAAAAAAGTAGGTTCTAAAACTATGACCGCTACTGGAAAAGCGCTTGAACGAGCTGGCGATGCCGCGCTTAATGCCGCTATGGCAGCGGTCGCCACAGTGGCAATAACAAAAATTGCTGAGAAATATGCCGCTAAAGAAGATGATTCGGAAAGAACTAAATTTGCAAAGAAAGTGGCAATTGATTCTGCCACTGCAGCGATTAAAGCTGCGACTAATGCAAATGTTAGCTCAAACAATTCTGGAAATAACAAAGGCGGAAATGTTGGAAAAGATGTTACTGATGCAATCGGTGGACCTAGTAATAGAGGCATCGACAGATCAAGCGTCAGATACCAAGCTTTGTTCAAAGATTCAAATGGCAATCAGCGAGATCCAGATACTCGGTCAACCATTAAGAGTATGGCATCTGCTGGCTATGACATTGATCAGATAGAACGATATTTGGAGATTAAGCATTCATATATGCGAGATGGATTGTATCATTCTCTGATTAGGTATAAGAGGCGTTGAGTTGCATCATGCTATCAAATACAGCAGTTCCGATCTATTACGGTAAGTTTAGAGATTCTGTATTACGTGGCGAAACACCTGTTAATCAAGAAATTTCGATGGAGATGAATCGAATAGACCAGTTAATAGCTGATCCAAAGTACTATTACGACGACAAAGCTGTCGAAGGTTTTATTGCATATTGTGAAAACGAAATGACTCTTACAGATGGCTCAGATTTATTCCTTTTGGACACTTTTAAATTATGGGCCGAAGAGATATTTGGCTGGTGGTACTTTGACACACGAATGGTCTGGACTCCATATGAGGATGGCTCTGGCGGAAGATATTTGGAAAGGCAGATTAAACATCGACTTACAAATAAACAGTACTTAATACTTCCGAGAGGAGCCGCAAAAACTATGTACGATGCTTGCATTCAATCGTATTTTTTAAACATTGATTCGACGACGACTCAGCAAGTAACAACAGCTCCTACGATAAGACAGTCAGATGAAGTTTTGTCACCAATAAGAACGGCTATAACCAGATCGAGGGGACCGTTATTCAAGTTTCTAACTGACGGTTCTTTGCAGAATACTACTGGTTCTACCGCCAATAGACCTAAATTGGCATCGACAAAAGCCGGAATAAAAAACTTTCTTACTGGATCAACACTTGAATCAAGACCAATGACAATAGACAAATTACAGGGGCTTCACACTAAAGTCGCAACAGTCGACGAATGGCTGTCTGGAGACATTAGAGAAGATGTTGTTGGTGCTTTGGAACAAGGCGCAAGCAAAATTAAAGACTATCTTATAGTTCTTACAAGTTCAGAAGGAACCGTTCGTAATGGTCCAGGTGATGACATAAAAATGGAGCTTTATAAAATTCTTAAGGGAGAGTATAGAGCTCCGCATGTTTCCATCTGGTATTACAAGCTCGATGATTTAAAAGAAATTGCCAATCCTGCAATGTGGATTAAAGCAAATCCGAATATTGGAAAAACAGTTTCATATGAATCGTACCAGCTGGATGTTGAAAGAGCCGAACAGAATCCTTCTGCGCGCAACGATATTATAGCTAAAAGATTTAACATACCGCTTGAGGGTTACACGTACTTTTTTACGTACGAAGAAACAAAAGTACATACAAGAAAAAGCTTCAAAGGAATGGTTTGTTCTCTTGGAGCAGACCTTTCGCAAGGCGATGACTTTTGTGCATTTACTTTTCTGTTTCCAATTCAAAATGGATGCTTCGGAGTTAAAGTGCGAAGTTACATATCGCAATTAACATACGATAGATTGCCTCTGTCATTAAAAACTAAGTATCAGACGTTTATTAAAGAAGGAAGTCTGATTGTTATGGAAGGCATTGTCTTAGACATGACGGCGGTTTACGAGGATCTTATAGCGATGATTGATCGAAATGAATATGACGTTAGATCTTTTGGCTATGACCCGTATAATGCGGAGGATTTTGTCAATCGTTGGTGCTTAGAGAATGGATCACTTGGAGTCGAAAAAGTGATTCAGGGTGCGCGGACAGAATCGGTTCCTCTTGGCGAGTTGAAAAAACTTTCTTCTGAGAGAATGCTGTTATTTGACGAGAGTTTGATGTCTTTTTGTATGGGCAATTGTATAGCCATGGAAGACACAAATGGCAATAGAAAATTGCTTAAAAAGCGTCGTGAACAAAAGATCGATAACGTCGCAGCGTTGATGGATGCTTATGTAGCTATGAAACTAAATTTCGATCAGTTTGAATAAACGCGAAAAGTACTTTTTTAGCGTATTCAAATGAATTCGAAGAAAAACAATGGAAATTTATGAGGTAGATTCATGAAAATGAAAAACGCATATGTTTATTCAAACGAACTTTACCACCATGGCATAAAAGGTCAGCAGTGGGGTGTTCGTAGATACCAAAATGAAGATGGCACCTATACCGCTGAAGGACGTAGTCGTTATGGTATTAAAGGTGCTATGGGTGGAATTAGACAGAAAATTCACAATTTTCGTGTGAACAGAGCTCGAAAATATGGTGAAAAGATGGCTAATCGAGCCAGTAGAAACTCCCAATATGCTAGAGAAGAAGCTGAAGAACATAGAATAGCTCGCGACGATCTTAAAAAGAACGGCCGTCATTCTCAGACATACGCCAGATGGAAAAACGACCAGTATGACGTCGATGTACAAAAGTATAGGAGTGCATTATTGGATGAAGAATCCGATGAAGTAGATGCCGAAACTGGACAGAGACTTAAAAAGTATTCTTATAACGAAGCTAACAATTCTGCTACTGTTGCAGCCGGTGCTAAGTATTTGGCTAGAAGTATTCCAGCATATGCTGATATGAAAGTTGGCGAGCTTCAGCAGGAGCATCATAGAAGCTATAAGCGTTCTGTTGAAACCGCGAGAATTTGGGAAAGAGCAAACAGGGATATTATGAACATACCGTTTGACGAAGATCATTTCAAAGAATACAGAAAGCAGGTCAAAACAGCTTTTAAACAGGCTCTCGGAGCAGCTTACTATAACGAAAAAGATGGCTGATTTACTGGATGGTGCATGAAATGAGCAATTTTAAGTCAAATATTTTATGCCACCACGGTATTCTTGGACAGCAATGGGGAAAACGCAATGGACCACCATACCCGCTTGGTGGCGGTGATTATAGTAAACGAGAAACTCAAGAGATTTACAAGGCTCGTAGAAAAAAGAATAGCATCTACAATAAGAAGCACTTCGACACTGTAATTAAAGGAGGAACCAATTTGTCGACGCTATCTTACAACAAAGATAGGACGAAAGGCGCTGACATGTTTTATGCTACTTATCAAAGAGCAGATAAGGACCAGTATAATGCATTGTTTAATAAGAAAGTTCCTCAGCCAATTTATGATAAAGATGGAAACGAAATTGGCACTGGCAATTTTTATAAATACAGGATCGACAACAAACTTGATTCTGACATGAAGATTGCCAGCGAAGATTCTGGTGCAGAAGCTTTTCTCGATCTTTATAGCAAAGACCGAGATTTTTACAATTTTGTAACAGATCCTTCTAGAATGCAGGCTCATTTTGTTGATAGCAAATACAAATTCAAGGGATACCGAGAAAGTCGTGATGCTCTCAATAGAATGAAAAAGCCTGGATACAAACCGACGGAAGATGACATTAGAACTATCTACAGAATGTTTAATTATGTGATTCCTTCTGACGCCGGCGGAAACGCTAGAATGGCAAACGATGTTGCTAAACAACGAGCGAAATTCTTTAATGTGCTTGGAAAAAAAGGATACGGCGGTGTTCTTGATACAAATGATGCTATTTACGGGGCATTTCATGCTAGGGCACCAGTGATAGTTTTTGATCAGTCTCAGATTATTTCGACAAGCGCTCAAAGAGTTTCCACTTCTTCAAAATACTTTTCAAGTATGGTATTTGCGGGTAGAAAGGCTATAGGACTTTAGGATATGGGGTTTACGTATTCTGCAGAACTCTATCATTTTGGAGTTAAAGGTCAACAGTGGGGCATTCGTAACTATCAGAACGAAGATGGGTCATATAAGCCTGGCGCTGAAGGACGTTATGCTCCAGATAGTTTGACCGGAAAGGCACATGCAGCTTTGTCTGCAAATTACCAAAAAGCTCACGGCGTTTCAAAAGAAAAAGCAGACGCGGCAGCCGCAAGAGATGTTGAATTTGCGAAAAAAGCGGCCATAGCTGCCGCTGCCGTGACGTTAACTGCTGCTGGTATATACGCGTATAGAAAGTATGGAATGGAATACGCGGATGAAACTTTAAAGGCTGGGACAACTATTCAGACACTTTCCATGGATACAAATCGTTTAAATAACGGTAAAGCATTCTATACGGCTTATACGGAAAGTGATAAACAATCGTATGTTGGACAGTTTGGTAAAGATGGTCAGGAAGTATTTGGCATTCAGACTGGCAGTGGCGAGAATAAGTACAAGTTGCAGGCAACTACTGAAAAGGAACTGAAGATTGCTTCGCTTAAGAGTTCTGAGAAAGCATTTAATGATCTTATGAAGAACGATGCTGAGTTTAAAGCCATGGTTGAGAAAAATGTGTCTAATAAACCCGGTTTGAATGGTGCCAAAACAGCTTATGAAAAGTTTAATGCCAGAGCTCTTCTCGGAAATGATGATGACTCAACAGCGATGCAAAAGAAGTTCTATGGCGAACTCTCTAAAAGAGGCTATCAGGGTGTTGCCGATGTTAACGACCGAAAGTATTCGGGATTTAATACTAAAGCCGCTATCGTGTTTGATAAAGACAGTTTCAAGAAGACTGTTGATGGTAACATTGATGTAAAAGTCGATAAGATTACAGACAATGAGATTAACGCCGGCAAGAAGTTTGCCACAAATAAAGCTATTGTAGATGTTCTTACTCAGCCGGCAACCGTAGCTGGAGTGTCTGCTTATGCTGCTCTCATGGCAACGTCTTCGCATATGAGCAAAACTCAGAAGAGCCTTGCTGAGGAAAAGGAAAACAAAGGAAACAGCAAAAAGAAAGCTAAAAAGGAGGACTAAGCATGCCGTCTTTAACCGAGCGTATCCAGCATGCTTGGAACGCTTTTTTTAATGACGAAACAAATAGAACGTATATACGAGATACTGGTCCTGGATTTTATAGTAATCCGTTTAGAAATAGACTGAGCAGAGGTCATGAACGTTCTATCGTTTCGGCCGTTTACAACAGAATAGCGATCGATTGCGCAGCGGTTGAAATACGGCACGTTAGAGTCGATGAAAACGGAAGATATTTAGAAGACATCGATTCTAAGTTGAACTATTGTCTTTCGACAGAGGCGAATATAGATCAAACTGGACGAGCGTTTATCCAGGATGTTGTCATGTCCATGCTTGATGACGGTGTTGTGGCAATTGTGCCTGTAGATACAAGCGTTAATCCAATTACGAATAACTCATACGATATATTATCGATGAGAGTCGGAAAAATTAAAGAATGGTATCCACAGCATATCCGCGTCGATCTATATAACGATCGAAATGGACAGCACAAAGAACTCACTTTGCCTAAAAAGTCTGTCGCTATTGTCGAGAATCCGCTATATGCTGTAATGAATGAACCAAATTCGACATTACAGCGTCTTATTCGAAAACTTAACATACTAGATGCGATAGATGAACAAAGCGGTTCCGGTAAATTGGATTTGATTGTGCAACTTCCGTATACTACAAGAACCGAAGCTCGTAGACAGCAGGCTGAGCAGCGTCGAAAAGATATTGAGGTGCAGCTTGCTGGAACGAAATATGGTATCGCATATATCGATGCCGCTGAACATGTTACTCAGCTTAATCGTTCAATCGACAATAACCTTATGTCACAAATCGAATACCTGACGAGTATGCTTTATAGCCAGTTGGGTATTACCGAAGACGTCATGAAGGGTACAGCTGATGAATCAATTATGCTGACATACTATAATCGAACTATTGAACCGATTCTTTCGGCCATTTCGAATGAAATGCGGCGTAAATTTTTGACAAAAACCGCGCGTTCACAGTTGCAGTCAATTGAATTCTATAGAGATCCATTTAAGTTGGTCCCGGTGAATCAGATTGCTGAAATAGCTGATAAGTTTACTAGAAATGAAATACTCACTTCTAATGAGATTCGTTCGATTATTGGCATGAAACCGTCGACTGATCCGAAAGCTGACGAACTTAGAAATAAGAATATTAGCCAAGGCGCAAGCGACAAAGCGGAGGAAGAGGCAAAATTAGATGAAGAACAGTTGACAGAAACCGGAGAGGCAGTTGCCGACGAATACGCAAATGCTATTCCGACAAATGAGTAGGTTTCAAGGAGTAAAAATTCAAAATGACTAAAACGTATGACTTTAGTGGTTGGGCTACTCGCAACGATATTCGATGTGCTGATGGCCGAACTATCAGAAGAAACGCATTCAAAGAATGTGACGGCAAAACAGTGCCACTTGTGTGGATGCATGGACATGATAAGCCCGAAAATGTGCTTGGCCATGCAGTTCTTGAAAATCGTCCGGAAGGCGTATACGCATATGGCTATTTCAATGATACCGAACGTGGCCAGCATGCACGCGAATCTGTCAGAAATGGCGATATCGATCATCTGTCCATTTATGCCAATCAGCTTAGGCAGAATGGCGGAGACGTTCTTCATGGAGAAATTAAAGAAGTTAGTCTCGTGCTTGCTGGGGCGAATCCTGGAGCATTTATCGATGTTCCATCACTTTCGCATGGCGATGACGAAGAGTTCGAAGGAATTATTTACACAAGTGACGCAGACCATTTGGAATTACGTCATGCTGATGATGACGATAACAACGATGATGAGCCAGAGGAGGATGAAGAAAAGATGGCAGGATCAAAGGAAAAGACCGTTAAGGACGTGTTTGACGAGCTTACAGAAGAACAGAAAAATGTCGTATATTTCATGATCGGACAGGCCTTAGAAGGAAAAAAAGGCGGCAAGAAGAACGTAAAAGAAGAAGATGATGAAGAAGAAGACGAAGAAGAAGACGTTAAACATTCAGCTTTTTATGGAGGATATGATGATATGAAGTACAACGTGTTTGACAATGGTGCAGAAACGGGCAACACACTCAGCCATGCTGATCAGGAAATGATCATTAAGGATGCTAAGAAGCAGGGTTCTCTCTCTGAGTCTGTTATCGCGCACGCAGAAGATTACGGTATCGATGGAATTGAATGGCTGTTCCCTGAGGACCGCGAGCTTAACAAGACACCCGAATGGATTAAGAGAGAAGACGACTGGGTTAATGTTGTAATGAACGGTGTTCACCACACTCCGTTTAGCCGTGTAAAGAGCACGTTTGCTAATATTACAGAAGATGAAGCTCGTGCACGTGGCTACATGAAGGGCAAGCTCAAGAAGGAAGAAGTATTCTCTCTGCTTAAGAGAGCTACCACACCTCAGACCGTATACAAGAAGCAGAAGCTCGATCGTGACGATATTGTCGACATCACAGATTTCGATGTTGTCGCATGGATTAAGGGCGAAATGCGTATGATGCTTAACGAGGAACTTGCCCGTGCCATCCTCATTGGCGATGGCCGCATGAATTCCGATGATGACAAGATTTCAGAAGAACATGTTCGTCCGATTGCAAACGATGCAGATCTGTTTACAATCAAGACAGCCGTAACCGTTAATTCAAACGCTACAGATGATGACAAGGCAAAGGCTATTATTCGTGCAGCTGTTAAGGCACGTAAGGATTATAAGGGTTCTGGCAATCCGACATTCTTTACAACGGAAGATGTTCTTACAAACATGCTTCTTCTCGAAGATCAGATTGGCCATAAGCTGTATAAGACAGAAGCAGAACTTGCTACGGCTCTGCGTGTAAATAAGATTGTCACCGTTCCTGTTATGGAAAATCATAAGGTTGGCGATTCTCCTCTTATTGGTATTATCGTTAATCTTGCAGACTACAATGTTGGTGCCGATAAGGGTGGTGCAGTTAATATGTTCGAAGATTTCGACATTGACTATAACCAGGAAAAGTATCTGATTGAAACACGTTGCTCCGGCGCTCTTACAAAGCCGTATTCTGCTATCGTTCTGTTCTCCGATACTGTTCCGACTTCCGTTGATGGCGGTGTTGAGCGTAGCAAAAAGACTAACGATACTGCAGGCGAATAAACTAAACGCTTGAAAATTCAAAATGGCTAAGTATTACGGTGTGATAGGTTTCGTAACTACCGTTGAAACTGCGCCTGGTGTATGGACCGAGAAGATCGTCGAAAAGCACTACGCTGGCGATCTTCTTTCTTATAGTAGACGTTGGCAGAATGGCAGTTATAAGAACGACAACCTTGCAATAAACAATAAGATTTCAATTGTTTTTGACGCGTATGCTTACCAACACATTGGAGAGATGCGTTACGTTGAATTGATGGGATCTTATTGGAAAATCGATAGTATTGACGTCGAGCATCCGAGAATGATACTGAGCATCGGGGAGGTATATAATGGCAAGCAGGCTAGAACTGCATGAAGAGTTTTGTTCACTCTTAGGAAATAGACACGTGTATTACCAACCGCCGGAATCAGTAAAGATATTCTACCCAGCGATTATTTATGAGATTTCCGGACATCCGTCGGTTGCTGCAGATGATACAAACTATTTGATTCGGAATACATACGACGTAACGTTGATCTATGAGGACCCGGATTCCACATTGCCTCTTCGGATGCTTATGTGGTTTCCGATGGTCCGTCATGGAAAACATTACACATCGAATAATCTCATACATGATACGTTTGAGATTTATTGGTAATTAGGAGGAATACATGTCTAGAATTACTTGGGATAATGTTGGTGAACATTATTACGAAACTGGTGTCAGGAACTGCGTTCTGTATCCTTATGTAAAGGGTACTCAGAATGATGGTTATACGCACGGTGTTGCATGGAATGGAATTACTAGTATTACTGAAAGTCCTTCCGGTGCAGATGAAACAAAGCTTTGGGCTGATGACATTAAGTATCTGTCAATGAGAGCAGCTGAAGAATTTGGCGGCACTATTGAAGCATATACGTATCCGGATGAATTTGCAGAATGTGATGGTTCTGTTGCTCTTGCGACTGGCGCTTATATTGGACAGCAGCCTAGAAAGGTTTTCGGTATTTGCTACAGAACCGTATACGGTAATGATACCGAACTCGAAAATCATGGCTATAAACTGCATCTTGTATATGGAGCTACAGCGTCTCCTTCTCAGAAGGGTTATCAGACTGTAAACGACAGTCCTGATGCTATTACATTCAGCTGGGAATTTAGCACAACTCCTGTTCCGGTAAAGGACCATAAGCCGACGGCTCTTCTTACAATTGACACGACAAAAACTACATCGACAGGCCTTAAAGCTCTTGAAGATGCTCTTTATGGAACTGACAATAAGGAAGCTTATCTTCCGCTTCCTGACGAAGTAGTAACACTGCTCGCGACAGTTTAAAAATTCAAAATGGAGCCTACTGGAGCGTTTCCGGTAGGCTCTTTTAATTTAGAAAAGGAGAATGTTATGCTTTACGAAAAAACTATTAAGTATACGGACTACAACGGACTTGAACGAGAAGAAAAATTCTATTTTAACATCTCTAAGTCTGAACTCATGAAACTTAACTTTGAAATGAACGGAAATCTTCGTGATTTCTTGCAGAATACTGTGGCTAAGAAAGATGTGGCTGCTATGGGCGAATGGTATAGAAAGATTATTCTTCTTTCTTATGGCGAAGTTTCGCCCGATGGAAAGAGATTCATGAAAAATAACGGAGAGCTCGCTAAAGCATTCGAAGAAACTCCGGCTTTCGATCAGCTCTATACAGAACTTCTCACATCCGAGAACGGCGCTGTCGAGTTCTTCCAGCACATTCTTCCTTCGGATTAATCGATTCCATTTTGGGGGGACTAAAGATATGCTTAAAATTACTATTCCAGAGATTAAGGTATTGGACGATGAAACTAACGAGATCCACCATCTTAAAGAACAGACAATTTGCTTTGAGCATTCTTTAGTCTCTCTTTCAAAATGGGAGTCAAAGTGGTGCAAACCGTTTTTAACTAATCAGCCAAAAACGCTCGAAGAGACAACTGACTACATTCGATGCATGACTTTGACTCAGAATGTCGATCCAGATGTGTACACGTATATGCCTGACAGCATACGAAGACAAATTTTTAAGTATGCGGAGGATTCTCATACAGCAACAACATTTGCTGAAGATAAGCTTGAGCATTCTGGTCCGAGACGTAGAGAAACAATAACGTCTGAGCTTATATATTATTGGATGATTCAGTGTGGCATTCCTGCTGAATACCAAAAGTGGCATTTAAGCAGACTTTTAGCATTGATTCGGATTTGCCAGATAAAGTCTCAGAAGCCTAAGAAACTTGGACGAAACGAATTAATGAGTAGAAACGCGGCTTTGAATGCCCAAAGACGGGCTAAGTTACACACAAAAGGATGAAAGCATAATGATTACCGTCAAGTATAAAGGCGATTTGTCAAAAACCAAAAACTTCCTTACCAGAGGCCTAAAAACAGATTTCCGAAAAATACTAGAAAAATACGGAGAACGAGGAGTTGCTGAATTGACTAAAGCGACTCCAAAAGATACAGGCAAAACGTCCGAATCATGGACATACGAGATTGTTGATCGTTTTAATTCTATATCTATTTATTGGTCAAACAGCAATATTAACGATGGTGTTCCAATAGCAATAATATTGCAGTATGGGCATGGCGTTAATGGCGGCGGTTTTGTTAACGGCATAGATTACATTAATCCGGCATTAAAACCAATTTTTAATAAAATTGCTAAAGAAGCATGGAAGGAGATTACCGGCAAATGAGCAGAGAAGTTGATGAACGCGTTGTCGAGATGCGGCTCAATAATTCCCAATTTATGGAAGCCGCAAAGATGACCCTTTCAACGTTAGCAAAATTAACAGCAGGCATAGATTTTTCAAAAGCAAACAAATCCGTCGATCAAGTGAGTAACTCGATGCAAGGTATCGATTTTACTGCATTAACAAACAACATTCAGGCATTAACTGACCATTTTACTGGTTTTGGCATTATTGGTGATCAAATTATGCGACGTGTTGGCGATGCAGTTGCAAACATGGGCGCAAAAGTAATGCAGACTGTTAATAGTTTGACATTCGAGCAGGTCGGAAATGGCTTTCATAAATTCGAAGATTTAACTAGAAATACTGCGATTCTTGTAGCTCAGGGCTATGACCTTGCAACTGTAGAAGGACAGCTCGAAAAGTTGAACTGGTTTACGGATGAAACCTCATACAACTTCACAGATATGGTTGCTAACATCGGTAAATTTACGGCATCTGGCCAGAAACTTGATGAATCGGTCGATGCTATGCAGGGTATTGCGACTTGGGCTGCTTTGTCAGGACAGAACGCCTCAACAGCTAGTAGAGCAATGTATCAGTTGTCTCAGGCCATGGGCGCTGGCGTAATGCGAAAAGAAGACTACAGATCTATTCAAAATGCGTCAATGGATACCATGGAATTCAGACAGAAAGCGCTGGATGCTGGTGTGGCTTTGGGCACTCTTCGAAAAAATGCTGATGGAACGTATACTTCTATAGCGGAAGGGTTTAAATCGTCTACTTTCGAAATCGGTCAGTTTGCAAACAATCTTACCGAAGAGGGATGGTTCAACAAAGATGTAATGATGAAAGTCTTTCAAGACTATTCCGCGGCTGTCGATCAGTTATACGAGTATGCTTCTGAGCGAGGCATAACCGCGTCTGAAGCAATTGAACAACTTAATGGCCAAGTCGACGAGTTTGGTTTAAAAGCATTTAAAGCTGCTCAGGAAGCTAGATCGTGGACAGACGTCATCGATTCATTAAAGGACGCTGTTTCAACCGGATGGATGAACACGTTCAAGATCATATTTGGTAACTACGAAGAAGCTACTGAACTTTATACAAATCTTGCTAACTCTTTGTATGACGTTTTCATGACTGGTACGGAGGAGCGAAACGAATTGCTTTCGGCTTGGAAAGAAGCTGGCGGAAGAGATGATTTCGTAAACTCAATCTATAGGCTTGTCGAGACTATACAATTGGCAATTGATACAATCCGTGAATCTTTTGCGGAGATATTTCCTCCAATCACAGCAGAAAATTTAGTTAATTTTACAAAAAAAGTAAGCGATTTCTTCGACACTATAACGGGTCATAAGTACGATGACAGTGTTAAGTCCATAGAAAATCTAAGATCTTTATTGGCATCAGGATTCGATATTACTAAAATTTCTGGAGTAAATGTGGAAGCTGCTGAATATTTGATAAAGTTTTCCAATATTATGGAAAACATTTCAAAGGTATTCCAGGGTTTCTTTGCATTGTTCGCGATTGCTGGAAAAGCAATCTCTGAATTCTTAGGTTTCCTTTCTCCAGCTTTCAAAATGATTCCGGGTTTAGGAGATAATCTTCTTGAAACTCTTGCTAATATTGCAGATAAAATTATCGAATTTAATGAAAGAATACAAAAAGAAGGATTATTTTCAGAAACACTTGGAAAAATCTCGGAAAAATTAGGTCCAATAGCCGCAGTCATACAAGAAGCTATGACAAAAATTATCGATGCCATTAAAGGCTTTTTCGAAGGTGAAACATTAGCCGATCGTTTTTCAAAAGTCGCGAAAGGCTTTGGAAAAGTAATAGATTTCTTTATTGGACTATTCACAAGATTCTCCGAATTTGCGAGTCAGATTTATGGAGTATTTAAAAGTGTATTTGGCGTTGTGGCGGAAGTTGTCACAGAAACACTTAGTCGAATAAGCGATGCTACCGGAAAGCTTGATCTGCACTCTATACTTGATTTGTTTACTTTGTTAATGGGCGCAGGAGTTATGAAAAATGTCAAAGGTTTCACAAGTGTTCTCGGCGAAATCGGTGATGCTGTTAAAAGCGCATCGAATCTGATTAACCAAGAAGCTACAAAAACTTTGGCAGAATCAATTTTAATGATTTCTGGTGCATTATTCGTTTTATCACTTATAGATCAGGAACGAATGTTTACTTCGGTTGCGGCGCTTGCCGTTGTTTTCAAATTGCTTGAATCTTCTCTTAAATCTCTTGGAAAAATTTCTTCTTCTGCCGGCGAAGCAACTGGAAAAATTGCTGAGATGGTTGGTTCAATGAAGCAAAGTTTGCAGACATTGGCATTGGGTAAAGCTATGGTGTCTTTTGCGCTTGCCGTGTTGGTTCTTGCAGCGGCACTAAAGGTTGTTGCTTCTATTGACCAAGAACAACTGGTATCTGGACTTATCGGCGTAAGTTTGCTGTTAATCGAGTTGACGGTTGCCACAAAGTATTTGGCAAAATATTCGAAAGACAGTCCGAGAATTGCTAAGGGACTTGTTGGAGTCGCGGTAGCACTGCTTGTTCTCACAGCATCTGTGAAGCGACTTGGCGAAATGGATAGTGGGCAAATGATCCAAGGCATTATAGCAGTCGGCGCAATCTTGGCAGAGCTTATGATGTTTAGCAGATGGTCTAAACAAATCGGAATGTTTAATGGCATCGGGTTTATTGCTATTGCTACAAGCTTGCTCATTATTTGCAGTGTTGTTAAGAAACTTGGCGAAATGGACTTCAATACTATATCGCAAGGCATAATCAGCATGGGTGTTATTCTTTTAGCTCTTGCTGGATTTGTCGGTGTAATGGACTTTGCAAAACATGCTGTTGCAACATCTGTAGCAATGATAGTCATGAGCACTGCTATGGTGATATTGGCCGGCGCATTAAAGATTATTGCGACGATGACAGTTGGTGATCTTGCCAAATCTCTAATTGCAATGGGAGTTGCTTTGGCAGAATTTGCTGTAGCCGCCTTAGTAATGCAGAAAGCGATTGGTGGAGCTTTAGCCATGACTGTTATGGCAGGGGCGTTAATGCTCATGGTTCCGCCGCTTATGCTTCTTGGAAAAATGAGCTTGTGGAGCATAATCAAAGCTCTTATAGCTCTTGGCGGTACATTAGCTATATTTGGCGTAGCAGCAACTATATTAGGTCCAATGATTCCGGTTATGCTTGGCCTTGGCGCCGCAATAGCTTTGCTTGGAGTTGGCATGCTTGCTCTTGGAGCTGGTATAGCCGCATTAAGCGGATCTCTTGTTGCAGTTGGCGCATCGATTGTAGAAATTGTTAAGGTGATTGTCCTTGGCATTGCTGGAATCCTTGAAGGGATTGTCGATGCCATTATTTCGCTTATACCGAAGATTGCACAGGCTGTTGGTGTTCTATTAGTTGCTATAGTTCAGGCACTTGCCGAATATTTACCGATATTAATCTCTAGTTTAATGACTATTCTGTTTACAATCATGCAGGCTATCCAGATATATTTACCGGCATTTATCGATGCTGGCACAAAGCTTGCAATTGGGTTTATTAATGGAATAGCGACAAGCATAATGAACAACACGGACACATTAATGGTGGCGTTAAATAATCTTGGTATCAGCATAATGTACGCTATTGCAGCGATACTGGAAAGTGCTATTTCTTCAATCCCTGGAGCCGATGCACTATTTGGCCCAAAAATTAGCGAGTGGAAAGAATCTCTTGCGAATTCGTTCCAAGATATTTCAGAAGTCGGTTCTGGAATCGGAATAGACATACCTGCTGGCATAGACGTCGAACCTATGAAAGGAAAGATGAGCGAATTAGCCAGCGCTGGTGTTAGCGCGTTTGGTAGCTCATCTACGGATTTCCAGGGAGCTGGTCAGGACGCATTAGGTAACCTCATTACAGGAATCGATTTGTCGTCAGATGACTTGACTACGAACATGTCAATTTTGGCAAATCACTCTGCTGAAAGTTTTAATGACGCAAGTGCACAGCCATTCTACGATAACGGTGCTTATATTCCTGCCGGTATAGCGAATGGCGTAGCTGAGAATTCACAGCCCGCAATAGATTCAGTTGTTGTGCTTGCACAGCAAATGTCTGACGCTTACGCAGCAAATCTGTCAATCAATTCTCCGTCAAAGGTATTTGAGCAACTTGCTTCTTACATCCCAGCTGGTGTTGTTAGAGGTATTGAGCGAAACACGAATCTTGTTGTTGACGCATCTGAACATATGGCAGAAGAAACCGTCTCGCCATTCGATGCTATCATGAGCGACATTGCTTCGCTGATATCTCGTGATATGGATCTCGAACCAGTAATTAGACCAACTTTGGATCTATCAGGAGTTACAAGTGAAGCTGGACGTATCGGCTCGCTTCTCGATGGCAATAGAGTCTCTGCAATGCTTGGCGGAGCAAATTCGTTGGCGTTAGCCGGTGGCTTATCCAATAATATTTCTATTAATGTGTACGGTGCTCCTGGTCAGGATGTCAATGAACTTGCCGATATTGTCATGTACAAAATGAATAATCGTCTGGAACTTGAAAACAGTCGATGGAAATAGTGAGGAGGTGTTGGAATGTTAACTCCACCTAAAACTTTCGTATTTGATGGGCAGCCATCTTCAAAATACGGAATATTTATTAATGGTGCAAAAACTTTCAACGGCGCCGAACTCGATTTCGAAAAGGTCTCTATTCCTGGAAGGAACGGGGACCTTTTACTTACTTCGAATCGAGCAAAAAACAAAACTCATGAATATGACGCGTGGATCGCATACGATTTGGGTATTCGCGCCGCATCTGTAAGAGATTTTCTTTTGTCTAAAAAAGGATACTGCCGTCTTGAAGATGACTATAATCCCGATGAATACTATGAAGCATTTTTTGCTGGTCCGATCGATTTCGACGTAACACTGTTAACGGCCGGAACAACAACGCTTATATTTGACAGAAAACCTCAGCGATTCTTAAAAATTGGTGAAAGGCCAATTACGATTGCTGCAAATACAACTGTTCAGATATTTAATCCGACTCCATATGAAAGTCTTCCAATTATTACATTTTCTGGTGCAAAAAGCGGTTCCTTTGTTGTGAATGAAACGACTGTCACAATAAGCAATGCGAGCGGAAACAATACAACCATCAATTCTGAGATTCAGCAGTCGTATGATGGAAAAACAAATCGAAATGGAAATGTTTCATTGACCGATGATACTTATCCAACTCTTAAAGCTGGAACAAACACAATAAAAAACAATTCTTCAGCTACTCTAAAACTCATACCAAGGTGGTACAGATTATGAGAAAACCGATACTTTATGCTCCAAAAACAACAAATTTTAACAATATGGGGATCGGCGTTCTCAGCGACGCTATTTCATGCACATGCACACAGGACAATGGAACATTCGAGCTTGAAATGGAGTACCCCGTAAATGGTCAGCATTTCGGTGATATTCGGCATTCGGCGTTTATTAAAGCTGTTGTGCCTCCACGGTATGCCGATAGTCCTCAGCTGTTTAGGATTTACAGAATTTCAAAGGCATTTAATGGAATTGTAACAATAAGCGCACATCACATTTCGCGGCAGTTATCAGATATTCCGGTCGCGCCATTTTACGCTGATACAGTTGGCGAATTCTTTACAAAATTAAAGAAAAATGCGCTTGAAGATTGTCCATTTACGTTCACAACTAATAAGTCCGGAACAGCATTTAATTATTACAACGATGTTCCGACAAGTATGATGTCGCTACTTGGAACAGATGAAGGCGCTTTGCAGTATTCCGTTTATGGAGAGTTCATTTGGGATAATTACAAAGTGTCATTTCTCGATTCTGCCGGAGCCGACAACAATGTTGAAATTCGATATGGTACGAACATTACCGATTTAACACAGGAAGAAAACATTTCTGAAACAATAACTGGGGTCTGTCCATTCTGGAAGGGCCGTCCGGAAACCGTAAATGAAGACGGGACAATCGTTGGCAATGAAGACGAAGATATTCTCATCATGCTTCCTGAAAAAGTAATGCATACTACATATGCCAATAATTTCCCTTATCAGAAAACCGCGACTTTAGATCTTTCGTCAGAATTCGATTCGCCACCAACAGCAGATGAAATTCGTGAATACTGCAGATTGTGGATGACTGTAAACGAAATTGGCACACCTAAGGTAAGCATCTCTGTTAATTTCCAGAATTTAGGAGATTCTCCGGAATACGAATTCGTGAAAGAACTTCAGAGAGCTGATCTGTACGATTACGTTACGGTTATATTCACAGAATTGGGAATTAAAGTTAAATCACAGATTGTGAAGACGACCTATGACGTACTTAATGAACGGTACACAAGTCTTGAAATCGGTGATGAGAAGACCGATTTTTCTACAAATGTTTCTCAGATGGGCGCAAATCTTAGCAATCAGATTAACAGAGCATCGACTGTCGTGTCGAATTCAATGACAAGAAGACTTACTGCTCAGACAAACCTGATTAATGGTGGTCTTGGCGGATATTTCTTCTGGCACAAAAACGAGCAGACTGGTATGTATGACGAATTGTATGTTATGGATAGTGCTTCGATTGCTACAGCGAAGAACGTAATTCAATTTAATCAGGGAGGCATTGGATTTAGTCTTGGCAATGGTTATGGCGGTCCTTTTACAAGTGCCTGGACTATAGATGGAAAATTCTCTGCTGATTTTATTACAGCTGGAACGCTAAACGCTGATCGTATTAATGTGACGAATATTAATGGCGAGAATATTAAGGATAAGACAATCGGTAATGCTCCAATGGCAGACAACGCAATTTCAGATAGAACTATTGGAAGTGGAGCCGTGTCGAACAGAACAATAGGCGACGGCGCTGTATCCCATGGCAAAACCAGCACTGGAGTTCAGGGTACTCTTAACCAAGTTGGAACGAATACGGCAAATATTAGTGCTCATGACTCTAAATTCGAGCAGATTAAAGAATTTATTAATACAAATTGCCGTAGAGAAGATCCAGATCAGTTTCTGGTTCTTTACTAAGAGGTGAATTAATATGCAAACAATAACTACTAGAACCGGCAAAGTATTCAACGTAACTTGGTGTGGGCTTGCAACAGTCGATAATGCTCTTAGATTTGAACTTGCCGATAATGAAGCGACATTACCAGAAGCATTTATGGTTTTCAACGATCGAAATGAAACGGCTGTTCTTACGCATATTTTTGATGAACAAGCAACAGTTTATGAAGGATTTGTCAAAATACGTTCAATCGAGCAGCTTGGAGCAAGAGTCGCAATTGCTTTGAAACAGGAGGTATAGTGTATGGCCATAAACAGATATTTTGACTTATACCTAAATGCCGGCCAGGCTATTCCACCAACAATTCATGTAAATCAGTACGACAAAGGTGAGTACTGGTTTTTTACTTTATACGACGAAAATGGAAACAAATTCGTTCCTACTTCAGCGTCAATAGTTGGCAGAAAAGCTGACAAGAAAGCAGTTACAACAACGGCGGTGATATCTGGTGAATACGTTAGAGTGACCGAAACAGAACAGATGACAGCTGCTGCAGGAAAAGCTACATTTGAGCTGAAACTCGATAACAATCACGGCACAGCAAATTTTATAGTTGATGTGGAACCTGCTCCGGTTGATGATAATGCTGACTATTCAGCCACAGATCTTACGCTTATTCAGCGAGGTATCACAGCGGCGCAGGAAGCAATTGACGCAGCCGCCTCAATTGATGGTGATTTAAACGGATGGACTTTCTATAGTCCTGATGATTTTCCGAAGACAACGCCATTAGCTAGTGTATGTGGTTCAATGTCCGGAAAGTCTATATTTATTACAGATATAGCAACACCGGCAACCGACTATGGGGGAGTTCCTGTAGCAGGTGTGCTGATAATTATTAAGCGTTCCAATTCAAGGACTGTTTTATTCAATCAGCGTTCTGTAGCAGCCGGCTCTAATGTTCAGATTTGGTCTACGACGTATAGCAGTACAAATAGCACCATAATGGAATGGGAGAAACTAGCTGTTGGTTCGAATGCTGTTCCTGGATCTTTGAATGGCGTTCGCTGTTTGCTGATTGGAAATAGTTTTGCACGAGGCAGCGGTGGTGTGACAGATCGACAGCAGAGCGATTCTAAAGCCGGGAAAGGATGGCCGTATTACTTCAAAGAGGTCACTGGTTGTGATGCGAAAATTATTGAGCAATCCGGCGGTGATTTTGTTGCTGTTGGAAACGACAGAGCCGACTATGTAGGTAAAACTTATTTGGAAGCTGTTACGGAATATGCCGGAACGCTCACCGATGAACAGAAAGAAGCGTTCAAGCTTCTTATTGTCGGCGGCGGTTACAACGATTTTGCCAGCTCATCAGCAACAGAAGCGACGATTAGATCAGCGATTTACAATTTTATAAACTATTGCCGAACCGCATTTCCTAACGCAAAAATTTGGATTATTCCGCTTATGCAATCTTCAGGATACAGATTTTCTGGTTTCTACTCAAAGGTTCGCGCTTGGGTAAACGCGCCCGTGGACTTTGGCGTTTGCGGAAGTGCTACATCAGCAGATTGGTTTCTAAACACTTCCGGATATGACGCAGATGAACCGAAAAATCCAGTCCACTTAAATGACGCAGGCTATAAACGATGCGGTAGTTTAATTGCATCACTTGTTCAGGGATGGGATGGAGAAAGATATTTTGAGTCTGCTCCAGTTCATGTTATTTACAATGCTAACGGTTTGGTTATTCATCGTATAGGTACTGAGGTAACAGTATCTTTTCAGTCGGTTACATCATTACCTTCATTAGAAACAATTGATGCTACAGCTGGCGGAATACCGTGGGTTCCAAAAGTTCCAAATGCACAGTACTTTCCTATCTGGGACTATGCAAATGGGAGAATGTTATATTTAACAGTTAATGCTTCTGGATTCTCCGGCGTTAGAACAGTAGATAAAGAAACAGTAGATTCGTATCAGCTTTATGGAACTCTAAAATGGAATTCCAATTATTAATTGGAGGAACCACGCATGGCTATTATTATCAGAAGGGGTACAACGCCAACGATAACAATCCATATTCCAGAAGATATTAGCATTGTAAATGCGACGGAAATTTGGGTAACTATTAAATACGGTCTGAAAAATGTTAATAAGTACTTTTCTAGCGGCGAATTGACTATTAGTGGAAACGATATAGTTGCAGAATTATCTCAAGAAGAAACGCTAAGACTTCCAGAAACTCAAGAAGCTGGTATTCAAATTAGAATCCTTATGGATAGCGGAGTTGCTTTGGCTAGCCAGATTGAGCCGGTGATAATTCAGGGAATCTTGAAAGACGGTGAGATTCGTGGCTGATTTTAAAGATGTTTCTTTTACAGCAACATTTGGCTCCAGTGAAACATTTAACGCAACATTCAATTCAGACGATTCGATGAATGTGAATTTTGGAGCACTGACAAATATTGGCACAAGCGATTACGAAAAACTTTCGAATAGACCGAGTATTAATTCGATCGTCGTAACCGGAAAGAAAAACGGAAATGAATACTTGCTTGTGAATCTGAACGATGCAATGCTTGATGCTGATATTGATCGCATCATTTTTGGAGGTTTAAACGATGGCGAATAAATACTTAAACGACACTGGTTTGTCCTATTTTTTCAATAGACTTAAGACAGTATTTGTCGAACAGGAAAGCGGAAAAGGTCTGTCGACAAACGACTACACAACAGAAGATAAATCAAAGCTTTCTGGTATCACCAGTGGTGCCGAAGTAAATGCTATTGACACAATTAAAGTAAACGGAACGACGCAGACAATTACTTCAAAATCTGTAAATATTGCTGTTCCAACAAAAACCAGTGACATTACGAATGATAGTGGTTTCATTACAACCGGTGATATTCCTGAAGGGGCTGCCGCATCGACAACTGTTCCTAAAATGGACGGTACAGCTACAACAGGCACCGAACTCGCATTTGCAAGAGGCGACCATGTTCATCCGAAGGACACAACAAAAGCCGATCTTGCTTCTCCGGATTTTACAGGAACACCAACAGCGCCAACTGCTTCAGCGGGAACAAATACAACACAGATTGCAACAACTGCATTTGTAAAAACGGCGGTTGATAATGCTGTGGCGGGAATTACACAGTTCGACTTCCAGGTAGTTGCAAGTCTTCCTTCAACGGGAACAAAGGGCGTTATTTACCTTGTCGCACATAGTCATGGAACTGGTGATGCATACGATGAGTATATTTGGACTGGAAGTGCTTTTGAGAAAATCGGCAATACAGATATCGATTTGACAGATTATATGAAAAAGGCCGATATGGTGGCTATTACGACAACCGAAATTGACACACTGTTTGCCTAAGAGGTGACGGTATGGCTGATAAATTTCTGGATCTTACAGGGTTATCGCATTTTTTGTCCAAGGTAAAAGCCCTAATAAACGAGAAAGCACCTTCTGTGTCTCCCACGCTTAAATTTGCCATCAAAGCAAGCACAGACGCTAATGCTAATCCGCATGCGGAATTCCGCACAATGGGCAATTCTCCAAACAAAAGTGTCGGCTTTGCGGTGTATGACGAAAACGGGGCAGGCTCTTATTATGATTTAATCAAAGGCGATGGTACAAGATATTTTGCAACAGTGCCAGAGGTAAACGCAAAAGCGCCTATTGATTCGCCGATATTTACAACTGCCGCATTTGCTCCAAATCCTGGAATCACAGTCGATAGTACGCGACTTGCTACAACACATTATACAAATCAGATGTTTGAAGCATTTGAAACACCAAAAACAATTTACAGCTCCAACAGCAACATGTACATAAGAAAATTCGGAAAACTTATTGTTACTACATTTAACAATGTAAGCTCTTTGCCAACAAAAAGTACAATAGATTCCGAAGCAAATGGAGAAGAATGGCTACCGACGGCTCCACCAACACAGTATTTTTGCTTATGGGATTATTCAAATAAACGGCAAGTATATTTAACAGTTAATTCTTCTGGTATGACAGCCGTTAGAACCGTAGACCAGACAACTGTTACAAACTATAGATTATACGGAACCTTGGTTTGGATCACATCATAGTGGGCGGTGATATTCATGATTACTAAAGAAGAATTTTATAGTAATACTTCTGGCAAACTTTACGACATGGATGGTGTTCCTGTCGGAGATCCTTATCAGTGCGCTGACTATTTTAAGAAAGCTTGCCAGGACGTTCTAGGTTACACATGGCCCGCTGGCGGTGATGGCTATGTTGATAATTTCTGGTACAATCGTCAGGCTCATGCTAGCGAGTTTGAGTTTGTACAGTACCCGAATTACGAGAATGGCGATTTTGTTATATGGGCGCATTCCTCGAGAAGCAACAAAACGCCATTTCAGTTATCTCATATAGCCATGTATTGGGATAGAAAAATGGTTGGGCAGAATCAGTATGGCCATAAGGAAGTTACTGAGTGCTACGTTACCGAAGATACATGGCGCAATTCCCTTGGAGCCTTTAGGTTCAAGGCGTGGGAGGGTGATATTCATATGAAAATAGGATCGGGAATGACGATTCGAAGCCGATACGAGAATGCGGACATCCTTATCTATGGAATGCATGATGAGGACGAAATTTCGTTGGTATCTGCGAAGAATGGGGCTGGTGAAGTTACTGGCAACGACCTTCAGTTGATTGGTGATATTGATGACGATGAGCACATTTATTACAGTAAAATGAATGCGAACTTCTTCATCAACAACCCGCAGCGAACTGATCATGGAACAGCTTTGGGCGTAAGATGTGGCTTAAATGAATGGAGCGTCCCTAGACAGGGCGCTTTTTATTATTACGCCTTAAAGAAAGATGGGACAACTGAGGTTGGCATGGACACAGAGTTCAATTACGCTCACGGTTCAGAAATTCAGTTTGCGTGTTCGCCTGCTTTAATTCTTATGAAAGACGGCGAAGATTGTGAGTATATTTCTCCAGAAACAACATGGAAGAGAACTCAGTCTAATACTCAGTCGCTTCTTATTCGCACAGACGAACGTTTTGCGTTTGCAATTGTAATGGGCAAGCTTACACCAGATCAGTGCGTTGCATGGGCAAAACGAATCGAAGGAATCAAAGATATTTGCTTTATGGATAGTGGAGGATCCTCATGCTTGCAGATCGGCTACGACGTTACATACGCTACCTCGGAGCACCGTGAAATAAGTAATGCACTTGCTTTTTATAGAAATATTGCAGATAAACCGACAGAGCCTACTGATGAAACACAGCCAACGACTGAACCGATCACGCCTACACCGGTTCCGGAAGAGCCAATTTCAGAAGGTGATATTTCTCCTACCTTTAAAATTAACTGGGCTCAGAAGCTTTCTAGTAGAAAATTCTGGGTTGCACTTTCTGGTCTGGTAATTTCGGTGCTGCTTCTCTTTGGAGTTGATCGTACAGAAACAGAACTTATCGGCGGTGTCGTTATGGCCGTTGGTACTGTGGTTGCTTATATTCTCGCAGAAGGATGGGTAGACGTAACGAGAGGGAAGGGCTCCTGATGGACATCACCATTTCTCTCGCTACTCTATTTTGGTTAGTATCAGGAATAGCCGCTGTCTATGGGCTATATTTAATCCTGAGGAAACCATTTGTGAAATTAGAAGAACATGAGTATCGAATTAATAAAATCGAAAAGCATTTGGCTTCAAGTAAAGAAACCGATGTGTTAATCCTCAAAAGTCTTAATGCTATTGCCAATCACATGATTGACGGCGGCGGCATTGACAAACTTCGCGAAGTTAGAGACGAACTTCAGCAGGGTATTATAGAGTCTCATAACTAAGGTATAAAGAGGTTTTATAGTTTTCCTCTTTATATACATCCCTCACTGGCTACTGGAAAGGCGAGTCTTTATCGGAACAAAGGCCCGCCTTAAAAGTGGCTTGCTTATATTTACTTGGATCTGTACGCTTCCAGCAAATCTCTGCTGGACGTATTCTGCTTGTCCAAATGCGTATAGATGTCCATTGTGACAGATGCCGTCATATGACCAGCAAGATATTGTGCATCTTTAACTTTTATTCCAGCATAGTAACAATCTGTTACAAAAGTGTGACGGAACATATGGCTTGAAATGTCAGAATTCTCGTCGAACCCGCACTTTTTCTTAATAGAATCAAACATGTGTCGGAACGAGATATTTGTAATCCATCTCTTTCCATTAAGAACTCTAAACACATGCTTATCCGAATCGTCTAGTTCGGCTAGATATTGCTTGAAGAACTGGATGTCATTGTGCATCATGTACAGTTTTCTCGAACGCCCATTCTTTGTTGCCTTTTCAGCTGGCTGATTATGCAGAAATTCAGCAGCTTTATTAATGACGATTTGCTCTGTGTCAAATTTGAAGTCAGATTTTGTTAAAGCCAGAGCTTCTTCCTTGCGCAAGCCATAGTTTCTTATGAGTCTTATGTACATTTCTTCTCTTTTAGTCAACTGTGCCGAAGATATTTTAAGCAATTCTTCTTTTGAAAGAACTCTCTTCTCCGGTGACTTGTATTTTGGAATCACCAAACCGGTTGTAGGGTCTTTGCAAATTACGGATTCATTAACTGCTTCTCTGAAAATTTGTCTTAAAGTTAAACGAATCTTATAAGCTGTTGTCGGAGTGCTTTTGTATTGCATAATAATCTTTTGAAGATCTTCTGTACGTATGTCGACCATCTTCATTCCGGATAAAGGGCTTAAGAATTTCTCTATAACTCGTGTATACGTGGCAATTGAATTGTTGGAGAGGCTAACTTTCTTTGCGGACAACCAGCGCTCAGAAAAGATATTCCAAGTTACTGTTTTGTCTTTAATGAATACATAGTTTTCCAGATCGACGACTACTTTTGACTTCTTTTTCTCAAGTTCTGATATTGTTGCCGCATAAATTGTTGTTCGAATCGGCCGACCGTCTGGTTTGTGTCCTACCACAACCTGTGATGCATAACGTCCATCTTTTCTTTTCTTGTACTTCGCCATTTTTACATCTCCTTTATTTTTTTTTGACTGCATAAATGACTGCATCAGAAACAAAAGCACGTATCCTTAATGATTATATTTGCTAAAAGAATTATGGCTCAAAAGTTCGAAAAATGCGATTGCAAAGCCATTCACGTCAGCAAGCATAATCACATGAGCACGGCACTGAAAATGCCGGTGTCGGCAGTTCAATTCTGCCTGGAGCCACCATTACAAATTGCGCTTGGTAAAAGCATTTACTGAGCGTTTTTTGTTTGTGCGCGGACAGCAGTGCTAAGTGTTTTGACTGCATCGTGACTGTATCAAGATATTTTTTCGTTTTCCAAAATTTTCCAGAAAGGCAATTTTATGAAAACATTTTCATTTGATACCAATGTATTATAGCATATTTGCTTGTGAATTAAATCGCATATTTTACAACTCCTATTATAGGAGGACAAAACATTATGGAAATGATTGAAAAACTCAACAAACTGATTATGGACGAACTCGAAGCTATGGAGAATTCAGGAATGGACTACAAAACCTATGACAAGGCGAGAGAGTCTGTCGCAGAACTGATCCGGTTACGTAATGAACTTGTTGAAGCTCAGCGTAAGGTTGACGAGACTGATGCTCGCATTAAATCTGATAGAATTAAGATTGACCGCGAGTTTGAGGCTCGGATTCGTGAAGTTGAAGCTGAAGAAGACAAAGGCGTAAACTGGGGAAGAGTCTGTGAGCAGATAATTTCACAGGGAGGTGTTGCAGCTCTGATGCTGATGATCCTTAAGTATGAGAAACTTGACGTAATCACATCAAAGGCATTTACATTCATACCAAGATTATTGAAACTTTAAGAGGAATAGGCTCGTGCTAAAAACACGGGCTTTATTTTTTCGTGATATAAACAACGCATATAGTGAAGAGGTAGAAGTAAGAGAGGCTCCAGTTGTGGGTGAAAATCCCACCTTCTACCATGAGGGAGCGCCTCCATGGTAGCTACATCTTTTATTTTTTTTAACAAAAAATTCAGCTTGTGAATGTGTTCGCAATATATACAACTGCTATAGTGAAAGAGAGGTAGAATACATGAACGCTGTGACATTCGCGTTGTGTATAGCAAGTCTTTGCTGTTCCCTTTTATTGTTAACAACACATAGGGAACTCGAAGATGCGTATGACACAATTGAAGAACTTGAGGAACGTGTGGAACAACTCGAACTCACTAAGAAAGGACTTTAACAAGTTCTTTCTTTTTTTTGTCGATATTTGAAAGGAGACTATTATGACCGACTCTCAGGAAAAGCATTACCCTACAAAAATCGCCGCAGATCTCATTGGATTTGACAAATCGTATCTCACATTTCTTATTCGGAATGGACAGGTTCAGGCCAGAACTATTTCCAGAGGAACGAAGCATGCTTACTTGATTCCAGAATCGGAGGTGGAGCGTCTTATGGAGCTTCGTGAACTTAGGCAGGCCGGCCATGATGCAGCTCTTAGTGGCTCTGCTATTTCAATTAAAAATGAAAACGATGATATTTCTACAGCAACCGCGAATTCAGAAAAAACCTATAGCTCTTTTGAGGTTGCCAAACTCATTGGGTGCTCAACGTGGACTATTCGAAACTATGCTATGAAGGGCGTACTTACTCCTACTAAAAAACCTGGTAAGGGGCGAACCGGTTATGTCTATATGTACAATGAAGCCGATGTGGAAAAACTTAAGGGCATTTATTCTGAGACTTGTAAGTATACTCAACAGAATAATTGCAAGAAAGACATCGGCACAACTGGTGATATTTCAGAGAAACCAATTGAAAAGGCTCCAGAGGCTTCTAGATACGATTCTGAGCTTGCTATGTATATTGCTAAGGAAGTTGCTAAGGCGTACGCAGAAGGCTTCAAGGAAGGCTTTAAAACAGGCCTTGAGGCTATGAAATGAGGCTTATAGATAAGGAGGACCTGCTTCTTGAAATAGAGGCAGGTCTTAATAGCCTTGATCTCGTTATCGAAGGTGAAGAAAACCTTATGGCTGTAAAAGAAGCTTTTGAACTGATATTTGAAATTATTCAGGATGCGCCTGAAATAGGAGGAAACGAAAATGACTTTCATAGATATTCTTAGGGTTGTGTTCATCACAAGTCTGTGCTGGTATTCAGTACTTCTCACAATCGCATACAATTTTCAGTCAAAGAAACTCGCTGCTACGGAAAAAGAATTTCGTAAGCTTGAAGTTATAGCAAACATGAAAAACTTCTTGGGAGGTGGTCATCGTGACAACAAACAAGAAAAAGATATTAGTTGAGTGCCGGTCGAATAATATGGCTCACAAACTTTTTCGGGAACTAACGGAATCACTTAAAGGTAACTTAGCAGATATTGCTGTTATGGACGGCATTATGCTTATTGTTAAGATTCCAAATGTTGCTTATATTCGTTTCTTTAACGTATCCGATAAATACAAAATGCTAAAAGGCTTACGGGATTCATCATACAGAATAGTATCTGACAATGATTTTCGTAAGTCTTTTCTTGAGGTACTTAATAAATGATCTCCATTTTGTATAGGATACGCGTTACATTTGGAGACAAACATGCGGACCAGATTCGGAAAGCCATAAAAGATTCCGGATATTTATGGACTTACGATTACAGTTCAAATGCCGAGATATACACAATAGCAATGGTCGTGGACTATTCGGACGAGAAATTGAAACGCATTATCGAATTAACGAAAGATATTTCTGAATAGTACTTTGTGAAAAAAATCGCAATATAAACAACGCTTTTAATGAAAGAAAGCGAGGAAAGTATTATGAGTAACATTCAGACAGTATTATTCGGAGAAGCAAAAGCAGGAGTAGGTACAGTATTGTATCTCAAGCTCCATGAACTCGGGACAGCATCCCAGGCAAAGTGGAGCTACAACAATGGTGTATGCACGCTTACTTTTGTAGGCACAGAAAAAGACAAGAAAGATATTCTTAACCTGATTCGTAACTATCGATAAGAAAGAACCTAACAAGTTCTTTCTTTTTTTTTCGAGGAGACTTTATGACTATTGGCAAAATTTTGGCAATCGCATTTATCGGGTTTGTTTGCGGATATTTAACTTCGTTTTTTGCAAGTTACATAACGCGAAAAAAACAGCCTGTTGATGGGATTATCGAGATTGACAACTCAGATCCGGACAAGCAGCTGTTCAAGTTGATTATGGATACGGATCCGGAGACCAAAGATATTTATACGTTTCGTGTAAAACAGAACAAATAAGGAGACAGACACAAATGAACAAGGAGAAAATGGTTGCATCGTACGTACTTGGAACGTACAACCGATTCGAGTACGAAAGATGGATGAAAATTATTAAGGACTATCCCGTTGCATTCGAGGAGCATGCACATGTAGATATTCATGGGCGTGTCTTCCGGTCCGTTGTAATTCCGGAAATTAACGTTGTTTTTGTATATGAGATTAAGGCTCGAATCAAAGATTCCGAAAAACCGGTAGTGCTCCAGAAGTTTCACGATTGTCGATTCACGAGAAGATATTCTGTTAATGCCGAAAGGGGACCAGCTATAGATGAGTAAGTGCGTTATAGAAGGGGCTATTGGGGATTGCTTCCCTTCCAATCTCCAATTCATTTTTTTCAAGTTTTGCAAGAATTGCAATTGCTTTGAACCGGTAATACATGGCGGGTTGCGCATTGGCAATGCCGAATTCCACGAACTTACATGTGAACACGCAAATGCTTGTTCTCGCTTATGGAAAGAAAAAGAAGGAGCAGACCGGAATGAGACTAATTGATGCGGATGCATTGATGCGTGATATTGAACAGTATCATTTAAGTGATGGCAAATTTCAGCATTGGGTAGAGGTTCAGCAAACAGTGGATGCTGTGCCAGTCAGACACGGAAAATGGGTATGGAATGATTACGGCGGTGTCGGCAATTATCACTGCTCTGAATGCTTAAAGATATGTAATGAGAGGCATGATTACTGCCCAAGTTGTGGAGCGAGGATGGATACGGATGACAAATGATCTAATCAGCAGACAGGCGGCGATTGAAGAATTTCAAACCGATGGGAGTTGCTTCGTCTATGGGAGAGACGCTTGCAAGGCAATTATAAGCAGAATAAAGAAGTTGCCATCCGTAGACGCAGTGCCTGTGTGCTTGTGTAAGGATTGCCTGCGCTTCGAGCGGAACCATTGGGAAACGGTGAACGGTATCCCGTTGATCGTCGGACACAACGTCTGCAACGGATGGGGAGGCGGGTGCCAGACTGACCCGGAAGGTTATTGCTTCATGGCAGAAAGGAAAGAAGATGAGTAAGGGACTTAAGTACATCGTCAGAGTCACTGCTAAGGACCACAACGCAACGCACCGGATATTTAAAACCGAGAAAGGTGCCAGGGATTATGTAAAGCGCGTCGAGCTCGAGGATGAATATGCGATCGTCGAGCTTTATCAGCAGATTCCCACCGCTTTCACGCCGATTGAATTGGGTCTGTTTAAGGAGGAACTGGATTTCTAATGAAAAAGACTGATGCTGTTCTTAAAGATGTATGGCCGTTTAACCTCATGGATGCGTGTGGCATAGATATTGAGAAATGCTCATACGAATCCATAATCAACGGACTTTCTCGCATTTCAGATTCGTCACTCACAATTCTTTCAGCTAAATACAATTCGGGATGGACACACCAGCAGATTGCAGATCTTCTTGGCATCGAAAAGAAAGATGTTGATAGAAGAGTACGGATGCTGCACGCAATGATTAAAGGTCGTAAAGATATTTTTGCGACTGTTCCGGTCAAACAGTATAACTATCTCGAACGCATTATCGAGGAACTTCTTCGCTATTCAGAGGACGTCAGGAGAAGATATTCTAAAAGAACACTGTCTAAAACTGGTGGAAACGGAGAAGAAATCTTTCCTTGCGATTTCGAAAAGGAATGCAGGAACTCAGTTGGATGCGCTAGGAATGGCGGCGATTGTTCCATGACCAGTGATATTACGCATGCAAGAACAAAGGAGGAGACAAAATGAACGAAAGACTTAAAAGAATCTCACAGCTTATTGCAGACATGGCTATCGCTAAAGCAACTGATGTGGAGCTCGAGAGAGCAATCAGGTACAGCCTGGATATTCTCGAAGCCGAGAAAGCCCTCAATCGTTCGGCACTCAATAACAACATCGATCTTCTGTTCGATAAGTATTCCGTAAAGAAGGATAACGGCATCAATGATCTGTTCGAGAAGTACTCAAAGGAGGAGACAAAATGAAAACGGAGATTGTTAAGCCTGAACTAATTGGCTTTAACTGTAAAAGATACGGCAACCATATTTTGTATGAAGCATTAAAGGGGTACACAAAAAACCAGTTATTTGTTCTATCTAAAGAACTTATCGAGAACCATAACGATGGAGGCAAAAATGAGCGTAAATAATGTTCTTAGCAAAAAGGGTTATGAGCATCATTATACCGAATGGTATATCGAAAACCGTATCGCAGACTATGTCAACCGCATCGTCACTGCTGAGCGTCTGAAGGAACTTCATACAGAGCATGGCAAGCTTCTTGAAGCCAAGCATATGCAGCGCACGATCGATGATCTCAAGAAGGATCTGTACAACTTCAAGCTTAGCATTGGCATGGAAGTGGAAGAAGTTGAAGATGACGAATGAGTGCGAATAGATTTAGCGTTGGTGATATTCTGATGGCTGAGGCCAGACGCGAAAATGGCCTCAGATCCATTACGACAATGTCCATTGAAGATACTGGCAATGGGGACGTGCTGTGTCTTGAAGGATATTCTGGACGATACTTCTGGTCTTCCAAGGAAGCTGTGGAGTGGGCTCTAAGCAAGTGGAGCTATGAATTCGCTGAAGGAAACTATATTTGTTTTAACACGCTATACGATTTGCTTGGCATAACTGGGACTCACTTCGGTTACCAATGGGGCTATCCACCGAACGAAGACTTCTATGACTTCCGAAAGGGAATCGATTGGAAAACCGAAATGATTCACGATACACAAATTGATCACGATCTGTTTGTAATAGATATTTTCACGTATCCAATGGAATGTTGGCTGGAAATCTAATTCGCAAAAATTACAACGATTAAGATAGGAACGGTTAGACAGAACGTTCCTTATATTTTTGAAAGGAGATTTGGCAAATGAAACGAGCAGCAATTATTCAAATGGCAAAGCGTGATGCGCACAGACTCGCGGAAGCAAACACTGACTATGGAACAGGGGCAGGCAACAGGCGTAAACTCGTAAGAGCTGAGATCAACGGACGCATGAATGATGATATTTATCGTGACGCGTTCTTTGAAGAGTATGAGCGCATCAATTATGAGCCAATCGTGCATAAAGTAGAATTTAAGCACGGAATTCATAACGTTATTGAGAAAACTCGAAAGACGTGGTTCATCGGGAAAAAGCTTTACAATTTGTGGAATAGGAATCGCGACATCTTTGAAGATATTCTCGGAAAATTCGCAGAATAAACAACTGATATTATGAGAAGGAAGAAGATACACACGAGGGGTGACAAAGGGCTTTTAGGCACACTCCCTCTTTTTTCTTCTCATATATTTTTTGGCGTGGATGATGAAAGGAGAAAACTAATGGACATCACAAACACACTGAAAGTAGGATTCTCAGCAGCAAGAAGAATTTACAAAACAAACAGTCACATCATTAAAGCTGGGGCAGCTATGGCTGGAACCGGTGCGGCATGCGTTGCGTCGTACAAGGCTTATCCAATTGTGCATGAAAGAATTGAGCAGGCGGAAAAGGAAAAGGGTGATACTCTGACAAATCTTGAGAGAGTGGTCGCTGGCGCTCCAGGGCTTGCGAAACCTGCAACGCTTCTTATTGCATCAGAACTTCTCATGGCTTGGTCTGTTAAAGATGCTAATAGCAAGATACTTGGGCTTGCATTACTTGCTACGGCAAAACGCGACGAACTTGAAGAATGGAAGAAGAAAACCGAGGAACTCGTAGGAACAGCCAAAACTACCGAGATCAAACAGGAAATTGCGGCTGACCATATTTCTAAGGAAACAGAAGGCGGATGGCAGTGGCCTCAGATTCCAGATGATGGAAAATTCTGGTGGAGGGACGACCTCACCGGGCAGATGTTCAGAGCAAGCACAAGCGATGTCGAAGTAGCTGTTGCTCAGACAGAGGCTAGTCTCGCCAATGGAGAATGCATGCAGTTTGATGATGTTGCATGGCGTCTCGGAATCAAGGAATGTACAGCTAGTGCAACTGCGTTCTGGGATCCGGAAGAAAGCAGACGAATTCTCTATGAGATAAACTATATTAAAGGTCCTAATGGCGAGCCGGCAGCAGAGATTGTGTGGACCAACTTGCAGTTTCGCTGATTGGCTTACTTGGTACTGATATTAATTGATACGCCTCCTTTCAAAAGTCCTGAGCATGACTATAAACTGCTCTTTTAAATGAGGGTGATATTATGAAAAAAATTACAAACGTAGTTAAACTTGGTCTCATGATTTGTGGTGCGCTTTATATCGCTGAAAAGCTCGGTTATAAGGTGCACGTTGAAATCGAAGAAATTCACCAGGAGCACGACAATAAGTTTGATTACAGAGTCCGCAACGACGATAATCTATTTGATGGTTATATTTATCGCAAACAGCGTGACGATACGTGGAATAAACATCGCATTTAATGAAAGAGAGGAAAAAGACATGACAGAACTTAATGAACTCAACACAGAAACTACAGTTATTGACGAAACAGCAGTTAACACAGAACGGACTTCTGAAGAATCCAAAGAGGGTGAAACTCTTGGAACGCTGATGCTTATCGGTGCTGGCATTATTGCCGGTGTTGCCACATACGGGCTTTGCAAAGTCGGTAAAATGGTAGCAACACGAATCGATAAGTGGGCAGCCAAAAGGGTTGAACGCAAGAAGGCTAAGCAGTCCGAAAATGATACTGCTGAGGAGTTTGATAACAACGAAAACTAGAGTTGATTAAAGACAAGAGTGTTAAACACACTCTTTCTTTTTTCGCAGTATGTACATTGCATTTAATGAAAGAGAGGAAAATACTTTATGGAAAACAAAAGACACTATGCAGTATTGAAAACTGTCGCAAAAGAAGGAGTCAAGATTATGGCGGGAATCGGCTTACAGAAAGTGGCCATTAACGCTGTCATCCATTTCGGATTTAAGATTCCGGCAAACCTTCCGACAAAAGCATGCGTTACTGTTGCATCTTACTTTGTAGGTTGCGCAGCATACTATAAAGGTTACGAAATTGCAGAACGAGAACTCGATAGATTGTTCGAGTCAATTGATGCATTCGATAATCCTAAAGGTGATGCTGTAGAAATCACAGTTGAAGATGGCGACGAGCATGATGATGAAGACGTTGCTGAAGACGAACCGACAATGGTGATGGCGTAAAGGCACTAATGTGGCTGAGGAAGCGGTTTAAACACTGCTTCCTTCTTTTTTTTTCTAAGGGAGATATTTTATGGCTGAAACTAAAATGCCACCTGTCCAAAACTATAACGAGATAAAAAAGAAGTCGCCGGAGAACATGGCGATTCGAAAACCAACTTTGTCAAGAAGACTTGGTGATATTTTTCTTGTTGAAGATGTGGATACTGTAAAACAATATGTCATTTTTGATGTAATTATTCCAGGTGTGAAACGTGTTTTCCTCGATGCTTTGTCAATGATGCTATTTGGTACAACTCGTAGTGGCGGAAACAAAAACGCATACGTTGATTACACACGTCCTGGAGCGAATAGAACTTCTGCACCAGCAGAATCAAGAGCAACAAAAAGAGATTACAGAGATATTGCATTCACGACCAGAAGCAAAGCAGAAGACTGCCTCATGGACTTACGTGTTTATTTGCAGGAGCACGGCTCTGTTAGCGTTGCCTATTACTGCACTTGGGGTGATATTACTCCAGATTGGAATGACGAGAATCGTGGATGGTACGATCTATCGAAAGTTCAGGTCCGTACGAGTCAGGTAATTGGCGCAGACGGTACTCCATGTTCAGGATATTATTTGGATCTTCCAAGACCGGTGGTAATCTAATGAAACGTGACTATATTTTATACGTTGATGGCGACTGCGTTGGAACATTCCAGTATCTCGGAATGGCTCTTCTATTCGCAGAAGCATATTTTCAGAAGTTCAAGGATGGAACCTTAACGATCCAAATCGAACGAACAGAGGCTGATATTTCGCAGTAATTACAACAAGCTTTATAGAAGGACCGAATCATTAACACATGGTCCTTCTTTTTTCGCAGGAGGGATGATGACGCCTACTAGAATTTTCGATATTTTTAAAGAACTATTTCCAGAAAAGGCAAAGGATGTCGTGTCATTCAAACGGCACGACGAAAACAGCATCGAATTCATTACAAAAAACAAAACAAAGTATATTTTTTCTATCCCAAAGAGCGGTTGGGAATTGAAAGAAGCTAAAAGCAGGAAAGGAGAAACTAAATGAACGTATTTAACACTGCTAGCGCAAAGGCGAGCGGACTTGTAATTAAGTCCATCGCAAAACTCAGACATGTTTCACCTGAAATTCTCATGGGCATGGGCATTGCTGCTGGAGGACTGGCTATCTACGAAGCATGCAAAGCTACATACAATGGACTTGATGATATTCTCAAAAACACTGAAGAAGAACTTGAACAGGTCAAACGAAACGAACAGCTTGTAAACGATGGTGTTCTTAATGAAGAAGCTTTTACTAAAAAGGATGCTATGAAAAGCAGAGCCAGGATTAAGCTCAGAACAGTCGGAAAACTTGCTGTTCATTACAAGTGGGCTCTTGTATGCTGGATGATATCTGTGGCATGTATCAGCGGCGGCAATCACATTCAGTCAACTCGTAACGCCGTACTTGCAACGTCTCTTGCGGCTGAAGAGGAATGGCGTCAGAAATACCAGAGAAGGGTAATCGACGAATTTGGTGAAGAAGCCGAAAGAAGAATTCGCTATGATATTCATGATGACGAAAGCACAATTGAGGAAGTCGATGAAGAAACTGGCGAAATCGTAGAGACGAAGGTTGTGAACAAAGATATTCCGCATGCTATGCAGCCTCACGCTTTCGTATTCGACGACAAATCTCCGTATTTCAAGAATAATAGGGAACTTGATTCAACATTCCTTAGATTGTCCGAGGATTATATTTGCAAAGTTCTTGATACGCGTCGCACATACAAGAAACCTGGCGTGTTCTTTGCTGACGAATTCCTGAGGGACATTGGTGTTAAACCGGAAGATATTGGCATGAATGACTATGAGGCTCATCTGTGGTGCTGGTGTGTTCCTCCTAAGGGAGTAGGAGTAGATGAAGTTCATCACGTCGATCTCGGACTTGGAACATGGTCAGACGCTAATAGTTTAAACGGGTATTCTGGTATCGTTGTTCATATGAACTTTGACGGAATGTTCCCGCAGGTTCTTGAAAGGTTTAAGAAATGAAAACAGTTGCTGGTTATATTCTGTGCGTAATTAGCGGAGCTGCTATTAGTTCCGCCATTACGTACGTTGTCTGCAAGAAAAAAATTCAGGGAGAAGCTGACAAAGAAGTTGATGAGATGCGCAAATACGTCTCTGAAACACTCAACAGTAGTAAACCTAAAGATATTCCCGAAAGGAAAATTCAGGAAAACAAAACAAAAAACACAGATTATGTAGATTATTCTAAGATAATCAAGGAAAACGAGTACTCTTCAGATACAGACAAAGCTGAAACTCAAGCACCGGATGATGGCATATCGGATCTTCCATATATTATTACGGAAGACGATTGGGCTTCTGTTACGCCAGTAATGGACAAGGTCGAACTTGACTATCTTGTAGAAGATGGCTTGCTGGTCGATGTGCATAATAACGTCGAAGATCCAGTAGTCGTGGGCAACGGAAATCTTCAGTATTTGATCGATTCAGCAGAAGATATTCTGTATGTTAGAAATGAGCGACTCGGAATCGATTACTTAATTAATAAGATTCCAGCAAGCACCGGAGGAAAGTGACATGAGTGAAAGCACTGACAGTTCATTTGAGTACAGATATTTTAAATACTTGTGCAGTATTGTCGGTGCTGACTCACCCGGCAATGGGCAATACTGGAACATGCTCCATTACTTACATAGAATGGAGTTTTACTGGATAATCGACAGGGATGAGAATCGGGCTCGTGATGGAGAACAGTTGCGGGTCCGGTTCTTCTACGAAAATAATAAGTACGAGACTGATTATGAAGATATTCTGAATAGGCCTTGTTCTGTTTTGGAGATGCTAGTGGCCTTAGCGATACGCATAGAAAATGATGCTATGGCTGGATGGGAAGAAGATTCTCCGGACAGAACTTCCGAATGGTTCTGGCTAATGATTAGGAATCTTGATATTCTCGATTGTACGGATCAGCATTATAGTATGCGAATCGAAGAAAAAATTCGTCATAATGTTGATAAAATGCTTGAACGAAATTATGAAAGAAACGGATTCGGAGGACTATTTCCACTGAGAAATCCTGCAGAAGATCAGCGTAAAGTAGAAATTTGGTATCAGATGCAAGCATATTTTCTTGAGGAAAATTCATTCGGTACCTAACTAAATTAGCTAAAAATGTGTTAGTGTGCCAAATATTTGGCACAATGTGCCATTTTTAAAACAGATTTGACTCACGAAAAATGGCTTTGTTATGCGGTTTTTTGACATTTTGTGCCATTTTTCCACTTACTTTACTAAAGACTTTATAAAAAATAGAAATTAATAAAAAGTTTTTAAAACAGATTTGTCTTGGCACATTTGGCACACAAAGATATTTCTGCAATACAGAAGGGATTGACATGGATTTCTACAAAATTAGAGAAAACATTAGTGCAAAGGGTTCCATAGAGATCTATCCTGATTTCGAGATTAAAAAGTCAAAAGATATTATGGTGCGTGGTAAATCGTTCTATGCAATTTGGGATGAAGAAGCGCAACTTTGGTCAACGGAAGAATCCGATGTGCAAAGGTTGGTTGACGAAGACTTATGGAACTATAGGAAAAAACGATATGGCGATAGTGAAGCGTCCATTAATGTAAAAACGTTAATGGATTTTTCAACTAAGTCCTGGAAGCTTTACAAGGATTATATTCAACACATGTTCGACAACTACCATCAGCTCGACAATAAACTTACATTCTCAAATACAAAGACTAAAAAGAATGACTATGTAAGCAGAAGATTGCCATACGCTTTGGGAGATGGACCAATTGACGCTTACAATGAAATCATTGGAACATTATATTCTGAGAAAGAAAGAGAAAAGATCGAGTGGGCTATAGGATCTATAGTTGCTGGAGACGCTAAAGATATTCAGAAGTTCCTTGTATTCTTTGGCGAAGCCGGAACTGGTAAGTCGACAATTCTTAACATTATTCAAATGTTGTTTGAGGGATATTACACGACGTTTGAAGCAAAAGCTTTAACTTCTAGCAGCAATGCATTTTCAACAGAGGTCTTTAAATCAAATCCGTTAGTTGCAATACAGCATGATGGTGATCTTTCCAGAATAGAGGACAATACAAAACTTAATTCGATCATTTCGCACGAAGAGATGGTCATGAATGAGAAATACAAATCCAGTTATTCGTCAAGATTAAACTGCTTTTTGTTCATGGCCACAAATAGACCGGTAAAAATTACAGATGCGAAATCAGGAATTATTAGACGACTAATAGATGTTCGTCCGACAGGGCATAAAATTCCGCCGTCTAGATTCTTCCAGTTAATGGATCAAGTGAAATTCGAATTGGGTGCAATTGCAAAACATTGTCTAGATATTTATAGACAGCTTGGAAAGAATTATTATTCCGATTACAGGCCTACAGACATGATTATGCAGACCGATGTGTTCTATAACTTCGTAGACACATATTTTGATGAGTTTGAACGAGAAGATGGCGTGACTCTTAAATCTGCTTATGAAATGTATAAGCAGTATTGCGATGCGTCACTTGTCGAATTCAAACTTCCTCAGTATAAGTTCCGAGAAGAGCTTAAGAACTACTTTAATCATTTCGATGATCGTCTCAGGATAGATGGAAAGCAAGTCAGAAGCTACTATAGTGGTTTCCAAAAAGAAAAGTTTTCAATTGTTCCTGAAGGGCTGAAAGATATTCATGAAGACGATAAACCGTATTGGCTTTCATTCGATAAGACAGAGTCATTGTTCGACACTTTAGCAGCTGAGTATCCTGCGCAGTTGGCTAGCGAAAAAGGGACACCAAAACTTAGTTGGAAGAATGTAAATACAAAGCTTAAAGATATTTCTACAAAAGAGCTTCACTATGTAAAAGTTCCGATTAATCACATAGTGATCGATTTTGACAGAAAAGATATTGACGGTAAGAAGTCGTTTGAATTGAATCTTAAAGCAGCAAATGACTGGCCGGCCACTTATGCCGAATTAAGTAAAAGTGGAGCCGGTATTCATTTGCATTATATTTACAATGGTGATCCAGAAAAGCTAAGTCGTGTGTATAGTGATGACATCGAGATTAAAGTATTTAATGGAAACTCTTCGCTGAGAAGGAAGCTCACAAGATGTAATGATATTCCGATTGCAACATTGAGTTCCGGGCTTCCACTAAAGGAAGAAAAGAAAATGGTGAATTTTGAGAGCGTAAAGAATGATGAAAAACTACACGAATTAATCAAAAGAGCATTAATGAAAGATATTGAGCCAAAGCACACAAAGCCATTGGTTGATTTCATTTGCAAAATTACAGATGAGGCTTATGAGTCTGGAATTCACTATGATATTTCAGACATGAAGAAGTCGATTATGGAATTTGCAAATAATAGCACGAACAACAAACAGTATTGTATGAGTCGTGTTCTAAAGATTCATTACCATTCGGAAGATATTTCTGAATCAAAAGAAGAATACGAGAATGACAAGCTTGTATTCTTCGACGTTGAAGTATTTCCGAATCTGTTTCTTGTAAATTGGAAGTTTGCAGGAGAAGATATTTGCCATAGAATGATTAATCCAACATCAACTGAGATAGAATGGCTTATTAAGTACAAACTTGTTGGCTTTAACTGTAAGAGGTATGACAATCATATTTTGTATGCGAGATTGATTGGCTATACAAATTACCAGTTGTTTGTTTTATCTCAGGAACTCATTGAGAATCACAGTGATAATGCTACTTTTAGAGAAGCTAACAAGTTGTCGTATACAGATGTATACGATTTTTGTTCTAAAAAGCAGTCTTTAAAGAAATGGGAAATCGAACTTGGCGAACACCATCAGGAATTGGGATTCAAATGGGATGAACCGGTTCCAGAAGACCAATGGGAAAAAGTGGCCGAGTACTGTGACAATGATGTTTTTGCTACAGAGGCTGTATTCAATGCTAGACACGAGGACTGGGTTGCCAGACAGATTCTAGCAGACATTGCCGGAATGACGGTTAACGATTCCACAAATGCTCTTACAACCAAAATTATATTTGGAGACAACAGGAATCCGCAGGATCAATTCTTTTACAGAGATTTGTCAAAGCCAGTCACATATTTGCCACAAGAAGCAATCGATCTTCTTAAGTCGTGGGGAGCTCAGATTCCATTCGACGATAAGAGTCTGCTGCCATATTTTCCAGGATACGAATGTAAGAATGGTGTATCAACATACAGAGGCGAAGTTGTAGGCGAAGGCGGCTATGTATATGCTGAAACTGGAATGGAGGGTGATATTGCGCTGTTGGACTCGGCATCTCATCATCCTACAAGTGCCTGCAACGAATTGGCATTTGGACTTGAGTATACTCCAAAATTTAAAGATCTTTTAAATGTTCGTTTATGCATAAAGCATAAAGACTTTGAAGCAGCTAAGACTTTATTTGGAGGAAAACTTTCTAGATATTTGGAAGATGAAAGTGAAGCGGCACAGCTGGCGCAAGCATTAAAGATTGCAATCAATTCGGTGTATGGTCTTACTTCCGCAAAGTTTAAGAATCCGTTTAAGGATCCTCGTAATAATGATAATTTCATTGCCAAACGTGGAGCACTGTTCATGATCGATCTTAAACATGCGGTCCAAGAAGAAAAATTTAAAGTGCTTCATATTAAGACTGATTCTATTAAGGTTCCGGATTACAACAATCACATTATTGAATTTGTAAAGAATTTCGGAAAAAAGTATGGATACACTTTTGAGCTGGAAGATATTTACGACAAGATTTGTCTTGTAAATGACGCCGTATACATTGCCAAATACAAGAAACCGCACAAAGATAAGAAAACTGGTAAAGATATTTATTGGACCGCAACAGGCGCACAGTTTCAGCATCCATATGTTTTCAAGTATTTGTTTAGTAAAGAGCCTATAGAATTCAAAGACATGTGTGAAACAAGAACCGTTAAGTCCGCATTATATTTGGACATGAACGAGTCACTTCCAGATGTTAGTTTGCTTGAAAAAGAAAAAACTAAGTTAATGAAAAAAGGCGACTCACTAACAGACGAAGAGAGAAAACATATTAAAGAGCTTGACGAACAAATAGCTAACGGACACAATTATATTTTCGTTGGAAAAACCGGACAGTTTTGTCCAATTGTAGATGGTGCTGGCGGTGGAATATTACTTAGAGAGCAAGATGGAAAGTTTAATTCCGTATCTGGTTCTAAGGGATATCGTTGGCTTGAATCAGAAGTTGTAAAAAAGAACGGATTAGAAGACAAAATAGACAAAAGATATTTCCAAGATCTTGTGGATGAAGCAGTTGCTGCAATTTCACAATATGGAGATTTCGAATGGTTTGTATCAGACGAACCATATTTAAACATTAATTCAGATGAGTTGCCATTTTAATAAGAAAAGGAGATAGAAGATGAGCACAAAGATTAGTTTAAAGCATGTAGAGATCAGACCTGGTTCATGGAGAAATTTTAGAGGCGAAAAAACAGATTTTAACGACAAAGGAAAGAGAAACTTTTGCGCGTTTCTGACAAAAGAACAGGCGGATTACTTAAAGTCCGAAGGACTTAATGTTAAGGAGCGTCCTCCGAGAGAAGAAGGCGATGATTGGATGTATTATGTCAAAGTGAATGTGAACATTGAATCCAATTGGCCTCCGCGCATTTATATTTGCACAAGTGATCATGAAGGTGGAATGAATGAATCAATGCTTGAGCTTCCTAAGGGTGAAAAAGGAAGTCCTGAATGGAAGCACGACCTTGAGCGTTATGGCTATGAGGTTGGAGAAATTGACAACATGGACATTCAGTATGCGAATCTTATCGTTAATCTTAATGAGAGTGATAGTCCGATTTATGGTCATACAGTAACTGCGTATCTGAACTCTGCGGCATTGGTAATTTCTGATTCGGAAGGTGCTGATTTGTTTGATTGGAGATAATGATATTCTATGCTGCTCGATAAAGACCAGATACTTGCCGTTAATAAATTGAAGAATGGATCTGTTTTATGTGGTGGGGTTGGCTCTGGCAAATCCAGAACAGCATTGACTTATTATTTCGTAAAAGTATGTAACGGAGAACTGGAGATTAATGGGCAAGGTTCATACAAGCCGATGCGTGAACCCAAAGATCTTTATATTATTACAACGGCTAAGAAGAGGGATACACTCGATTGGGAAAAGGAGTGTATTCCTTTTCTTCTTTCGACAAAAAATTATATTTCTGGTAGCAAATCTAATGTTACAGTAGATTCATGGAATAACATTCAAAAATACACGAACGTCTGCAATGCATTTTTTATATTTGACGAGCAACGCGTTGTTGGCTCCGGTGTATGGGTAAAATCGTTTCTTCAAATAGCAAAGAAAAATCTCTGGATATTGTTAAGTGCCACACCTGGCGATACATGGCTTGACTACATACCGGTATTTATCGCTAATGGTTTTTACAAGAATAGAAGCGAGTTTTTAAGAAGGCATGTCATATACTCAAGATATTCTAAGTATCCAAAAGTTGAGAAGTATATGGAAGTCCAACGATTAATCAATCTTAAGAAATCGATCCTTGTAGATATTCATTATGTGAAAAAAACAGAGCGTCATGAGGAAACAATAATTGTTGATTACGATAGAGAATTGTACCGTGATATTCTTCGTAAGAGGCGTGATCCTGTAACCGGGAAGCCATTTAAAAACATTGCCGAGCTATGTTCTAATGAAAGAAAACTAATAAACACTCATCCATCTAGAATAGAAGCCTTAAAACAATTGTTAAAAGAACATCCTAGATCCATTGTGTTTTATAATTTTGATTATGAGCTTGATATTCTTAGAGCTGTTGGAAAAGAACTCGATTTGACAACAGCTGAATGGAATGGGCATAAGCATCAGCCTTTGCCAGAGAAGGAAAGCTCTTGGCTTTATATTCTGCAGTATACTGCTGGTTCAGAAGCTTGGAATTGCACATCTACAGATACAATGATATTCTATTCGCAAAACTATTCTTACAAAATTATGGAACAATCGAAAGGCCGAATAGATAGACGTAATACTAGCTATCAAGATTTGTATTACTATACGCTTCGTTGCAATGCGCCGATAGATATTGCAATTGAAAAGTGTTTAAAGAAGAAAAAAAACTTTAACGAAAACAAATATTTCGGTTCTTTTTAGTCGCGCGAAAAACATACATTATTATAGAGAGGAGATGCATATAAACATCTCCTTTATATTTTTATCGGAGGATGTATGCTTGAGAGCGAATTTCAGTCAAAATTGATTAAAGAACTTGAAGATCGCTTCGAAGGATGCGTAATCCTCAAGAACGACCCGAATTATATTCAGGGGATTCCAGATCTTCTTGTTCTTCATAAAAACAAATGGGTTGCGTTGGAATGCAAAAAATCTTTAAAAGAGAAACGAAGACCGAATCAGGAGTATTACATAGATATTTTAAACAAAATGTCATACGCCTCATTCATTTGCCCAGAGAACAAGGAGGAAGTTCTCAATGATATTCAATCAACATTCGAATCTGAAGGGTCAGCATGCTTTTCTGGGAGCAAGCAAGTACCATTGGGTTAGATATTCTGACGACAAGTTGATTCAGACGTATCTTAACAGTCTGGCTGCGGAAAAAGGTACAGAATTGCATGACCTTGCTGGCAAACTGATATCTTTGAAAGTCAGATTGCCAAAGAACAACCAGACACTAAATGCGTATGTGAATGATGCAATAGCGTTTAAAATGGTACCAGAACAAGTATTATATTATTCGCCATTTTGTTTTGGAACGGCGGATGCTATTTGCTATGACGAAAAAAAGAAATTCTTGCGAATTCACGATTTAAAAACTGGCCAGTTACCAGTTCATATTGAGCAGCTAGAAATCTACGCTGCTCTTTTTTATTTGGAATATGGAGAATTATATTTCTTCGAGCCAAAAGACGATAACATAGAACTTCGGATTTATTGGTGCGACCAGATTATAACACATCATCCAGAAAGTTCCGTAATCTGTGAACTTGCGAATAAGATTGTTATATTTTCGGAAATGCTCGAAAAAATAAAGAACGAGGAGAAGTGAAATGGAAGACTTTTTAATGCATTACGGACGAAAAAGGCGTTCTGGAAGATATCCTTATGGATCTGGCGATAATCCATATCAGCATGAAGATACATTTCTGCATGAATATTATCGTTTGAAAGAAGATGGCTATACCGATAATGATATTGCTAAAGAAATGGGTTTATCTACTACTGAATTCAGACAGAAACGTTCGTATTCATTGGATGCTCAACGTTTCGCTCAAGCGACAGATGTAATTAGAATGCATGACGAACAGGGGCTCGGATGGACTGAAATTGGAAGAAAAATGGGAATTCCAGAAGGAACCGTTCGTAATTTGTACAAGCCAGCATTGCTTGAACGCAATACAATGACCGAAAATACATCTGAAGCTTTAAAGAAAAGCGTTCTTGAAAAGCAATATATTGATATTGGTCCTGGCATTGAAAATTATTTGGGAATTAGTAGGACAAAACTCAAAACAGCTGTTCGAAAGCTTGTGGATGAAGAAGGTTATGAAGTCCATACCGTGTACATGGAGAATCCTAGTAATGGCAAAAAAGTTGCAAGACAATTCATTTGCCGTCCAGGAATCGACTACAATTATATTTCGAAGAACCCAGACTTAATTAAGCTGCCAATTGAGTATAGTGAAAATGGCGGACGTACTTTTCTTGGTCTTGAACCGATCCAGAGCGTTGATTCTAGTCGAGTAATGATTAGATATGCTGACGATCCAAACGAAAGTGGCAAGCTTAAAGATGGTGTTATAGAGCTTCGTGATGGAGTCGAAGATCTTTCACTTAATGGAAAGACATATGCTCAGGTTCGAATCGCTGTTGATGGAACACACTATCTGAAAGGCATGGCTGTTAAAGGTACAAATATGCCGGATGGCGTAGACATTATATTTAACACAAATAAGACCAGTGATATTTCCAAAATGGACGTAATGAAAAAGATGAGCGATGATCCAGACAATCCGTTTGGGTCAACGGTTAAGCAAAGGCATTATATTGGTGCTGATGGAAAGGATCACATTTCGGCAATAAACGTTGTTGCCTCTTCTCCTGATAAATTAAATGAAGAAGGTAGATGGAACGAATGGTCTAATACGTTGTCGTCACAGTTTTTATCAAAACAGTCTCCGGAATTAGCAAGAAAACAACTTGGAATTGCATATGATAGAGCTGCGAAAGAGCATGACGAATTGATATCTTTAACCAATCCTGTAATTAAAAAAGAATTACTTTTAAAGTTTGCAGAACAGTGTGATTCAGATGCAGTGCATCTAAAAGCTGCTGCATTACCTAGGCAAAGTACTCACGTGATATTACCAATCACGGACATGCCCGAAAATCAAATCTATGCACCAAAGTATCGCGACGGAGAAAAAGTAGTTCTCATTAGATATCCTCATGGTGGGATATTTGAAATTCCGGAATTAATTGTAAACAACAATCATAAAACAGCAAAAAAAGTCATGGATAATTCGCAAGATGCTGTCGGTATTAATCCTAAAGTTGCCGAACAGTTAAGTGGAGCTGATTTTGATGGAGATACGGTTGTTGTCATTCCAACTGCTGGCGTTAAAATTAAGACCGATAAGATGCTACAGGGTCTTAAAGATTTTGACGCAAAGATTCAATACAAGTTGCCCGATGATGCACCGAGAATTTCTACAAAAACAAAGAATAATGAAATGGGCAGAGTGTCTAACTTGATAACTGACATGACATTACAGGGCGCGTCTCCAGATGAAATTTGTAGAGCTGTTAAACATTCAATGGTTGTTATCGATTCTGAAAAGCATCATTTAAACTATAAGCAATCATATGAGGATTTTCGAATACAAGAGCTAAAAGACAAATACCAGAATGGCGGCGGAGCATCCACATTGATATCTAAAGCTAGTTCCGAGTATTCGGTAAATGAACGAAAGCAGCCAGTTGCCAGAAAATCAAAGCATGGTGAAGCCGGTATTGACCCAAACACTGG